TGCAAGGCTCTTTCGCTCTCGGTTATTATCATGGTCAGGCCGAAAAGTATTCGGATATCAAGCCCATCGGCCTCAAAGCCATGCGTTCCCGTGCCAACTTGACAGCCCAGCAGGTCGCGGATAAACTCGGTATATCCCTCCGTCAATACCAACGCATTGAATCCGGCGAAAGTAAACCCACTGTTCAGGTTGCACAAACTCTTGCCTCGCTGTTTCAATGCTCTGTCAATGATTTATTTTAAGAGGTAGTTTCATGCTTCGTCGTTGTGTTCGGTGCGGAGATTCGTTTGATGGGCAAAAAGAACAGCGCCTATGCCCCTCATGTCGTGAACAGGCCGCTCATAAACCACGCATGATATCTCATGTTTGTAAGTCGTGTGGTGCTACTTTTACCGGTGGTCCTCGTGCGTCTTTCTGCCCGGAATGTAAGGCGGAACGTGATAAGCAGGCTGTAAAAAAATGTCGGAACCTTGCTAAAAATAAGACCACTCGCCAAATTGGATCTACCGATATCTGTCAGCGGTGTGGCAAGCCTTATATCGTAAAAGGTGGCCTTCAAAAATATTGTCCAGAATGCGCCCCGATCTCCTTAAAAGAAAAAACCGAGCCGTTAAAACGTGCCTGGGCTGCCAATTACCGTGAACAAAACCCAGACCACAAAAAGAACATGCAGAAAAACGGAACAATTTGTGTTGTCTGCGGAAAAACTTTTGCTGCAGTAGATCGTAGTAATGCTTGTTCTCCTGAATGTTTAGCAATTCTTAAAAAACAACAGCAATACCATAAGGACATAAAACGTGGGCGTTATAAAAAATTATCAAACACAAAAGGAGACCCATCATGGTAACTGAAATTATTGTAGGGGTTCTTGCCTGCACCCGTAGAACCTCGGAACATGGCCCTGTCACAACCACCTATTTTACCTTTGTGTCAAATGATCCGTATCAGTCCCACCGTCTTCCGGCTGGCTGGATTCTTCAAGGCCAAAAACCATCCGGTGTTCCCTGTAAAAAACTCGTCACCATCGAACTGCCGGATTATATTCATGATGCCAACAGCGATTTTGGCACTCACTATATTTCTGAATATTCCACCAAAGACGGCAACGCAAACAATGTTTTCTTTTCCTGTGATGCTATCCCCGTTCTGAACGGCTTTGAACCCGCAATCAACTCCGCCATTCAAACCATCAAGATCTCCACACCAACCCCATCCGGCAAGCGCGAGGATCTTCCCGCCAAAGTTCTTTCTATCTCTGAACTGTATTGATACTTCCACCCTACTAAAAAATAGGGAGCACCCAAGGTTTCAAAACCAAAGGTACTCCCTATTCCTGTTTGTATAATTCTTTGCTGTTTTTACTCAAGCGTAAAATTTACTTGTGATCCAACGACTCTTTATGGTATACTATTCTCCAGAGGATTGAAGCTCCGCTGAATTTCACCCAACTTTATAAGCGCTTAGGCGGCCACCTCCCACTAGCCGGAAGGCTGAATGGAGGTTTAATCATTTTCGCCTTTCGGCAATCTTGTTGTCGGAGGTGATGCCATGAATTCTATTGTGGATGTGCTTACAATCGTAAGCTGCATCGGTACATGGACTGGCGTTTTTGTGGCCATTTATTTTGGCCGTAAAAAGAAATGAGGCTACCTAACTAGCACTTAGGCGGCCTCATCTGAACTGGGTACATTGTAGCAGATGTATTTGGTTCATTTGCAGCTAACTGAGGTGTTCGCTTATTAAGAGCTTCAATCCTCTATTTGTATTATATACCACATGTTGTTCGCTGTCAACCTTAACGCTTAAACAAAAACTCCTGTATATCGTCAAATGCTCGCTGCATCTGCTCCACATTGTCGCCGTTCAGGTTGTGCCCCAGCTGTGCAAATTCTGCCCGCAACAGCATGTTGATGCTTTCATCCAGGCTATTCAGGTGCTTCTTCACACCCTCCAACTGTTTGTCAAACGTGTCGCAGCGCCCTTCCACCGTTTTCAGCCGCTCTTCAATCTTGTCCATCCGGGCATCCTGATCTCTGTTTGGCTTTTTCAAAAAGTTGTTGAACTTAACCCCCTGGGCAATCGCATTCGAAATACTAACCACCGCCGCACAAGCTGAAAGCACCAGCATCAGTATGTCCTGCGCCGTAAATGTAAATACCGGGTTAGGCATCTGCGTTCACCTTCTCTCCGGCAGCAGCTTCACCCGCCTTCATCTGCTCGTAAGCCGCCTGGGCAATCGCACGCGCCTGCTCCTCTGTAATGGTAACGCCAGCTTGCTTGGCTACTTCCATAATCAGTTCTGCGGCACGCTTGTTCTTTTCCTCGCCGGAAATATCGTTAAAATACTGCTTGATATATTTACAGGCGCTTAACCCCCACTGCATCAACAGCGGGTAGCCGCTCAACAGGTTCAGCGCCTTGTTTACTGTTTCCTGGGCGTTCGGCAGCACATATTTGCCAACCATAAAAGCAACCACGCAAACCAGGCCCATCACAATATATACAATTCCCTGTTCCATACCTAACCTCCAATCTCTTCCGTGTCACTTGTCTCATCAATCGGCGTAAAAATTTCATCACCAGGGGGCGTATTGTCACCCTCTGGTTTTTCTTCTTCCGCTACTTTTTCCCTCACCTTAATCCAGGCGTTACACAAATTCTCTGCACTCATTGCCGCAAACAGCCCAATGTTAAAAGACGATTCCGGTAACTGTCCGGTCCTAAAACACAGGATCATGTATATAATCGCGTAAACAATCGTTGCGCCCATCGTAAAAACAATAATCTTTTTGCTGAACCTCATCAGGCTCCAGTTTTCCTTCATAAAAATCACCTGCTTTGGCTGCACTCAGGTATGGCTTTTCACCGCTTTTTGGCTGATATAACCATAAACCGTTTTGAACCAGCCGTTCACGACCGTCTCATACCCAATGCAAACAGGCTTGCCGGTCTTGGCATTCGGGCTGCTGATCACCCCAATGGACTGGTACTGCATCCCGGCACCCTTGCGCACATTCCACTTGCCGTTGTTCAGGGTAATGGCTTTTGTCACAGTCTTTTTCACTGCCGGTTCAACCTTCGGCTCCTCAGCCGCTTCCTGCTTGTCCACCTGTACACTGTGCTGGTTTGCATTGGCCCACAAAATCACACCGCGGCTGGCCGGCTTAAAGTCATCATCCAGCCAGCATAGCGGGTTCTCGCGCACACCTTTCCAGCGCACCTCAAAGTGCAAATGGGCACCAAAACAGTTGCCGGTCTGGCCGCTGTAGCCAATCACTTCGCCGGTTTTCACCTTCTGTCCAACCTTCACTGTGATAGAATTCAAATGAGCATACAACGTTTCCAGCTTGCCGCCTTTATACGCCGTATGCTCAATCTTCACCATATTGCCATAACTGTTGGTGTCGCCCTGGGTCACTCGCCCATTCCAATGGTAAACCACGCGCACCGTTCCATCTTCCGCCGCAAACACCGGTGTTCCCACCAAAGCGCGGAGGTCAATTGCCCTGTGCAGCGCCCCACTGTTATATTTCCAACCAGCTGTAATCACATGCTGCGCCAATGGCCACCCAAAACACACCTCTCCATTTTTCAGCCGCATCTTCCATCAGCCTCCTTTTAACATTCCATCGTATTGTAAAGTAATTTTGCTTCACGGTTATTTCAACTTAGTTAATAATCCCACCTTTGTATTCGTCACCATACTGTATGCTTCTCGCTTCTTAACTTAAAAAGATCCAGCCGGATAATTGTATCCAGTTAAAGTTGTAAAACACTCCTTCATCGGGAGGCTCTAGTGTAAATTTTTTTGTACAGCAAAGATTGCACTTATAATCAATTCCATTACTCTGCTTTTCCCAGATAGCCAAGCTTGCAACATGACAATCTTCATCGCTACTGGCATTGCCAATCATAGTATCGTAACGTTTTCCAGCAAAACTTTGAATCGTGTCCGCAGTTGGTTTTGTTAAAGTGCAACACTCGTATGTCATGCCTTGGATCAGACTTTTATTACTGGTAACACCAACGTTGATTTCAAAATAAATCATTTTTCCGATTTTATAAAATTTATTTAAGCCGATTTTCCAGCCGCTCGCAGCTGTTATAGTGGGCTCCCAAGTCTCAACTGCTATTCCCGTGCTCGCCGGTGTCATATAAATCTGGTTTGCATTCAGTTTTCCATTTGTCTTAGCCGTATTATACTGGCTTTGTGTCAGGTAGTTAATTACCAAACTGTCCAGCTTTGTATCAGTTGCCATAATCATATACCTCTCGTTACAATCGCGCTGATCGCCGTCAGTCCACTCGGCAGGCCAGTCAGTTTTCCGTTGCTGATGCTTAGGCTCAAACTGGTACTGCTTGGGCCGCCGTATATGGCGCCCTTGTGGTACTTGTCGCCCTCAAACGCGACCAGGCTCGTAGTCTGCTGGCCCCAGCCGCCTTGACTGGTCATGGTGCCGTAGCCCCAAATCTTGATTGCCCCGTCAGTGCGCTTAAAACTAACGCTGGGGTTGGTGTTCGTGATGGCGTATGCTTCCACATTGTTATTGCCACTGCCGCCGGAACTCCCGCCGCCGGCATAAGTTCCTGTCACACCAAAAATGCTCACACCGCTCTTAATGTTCCCGGCCACCAGGTTTGCATCGCCTTTAATGGTCTGGGCACCACTTAAATACTGGCTTGCCGCAATACTTTGGTCACTGGTCTTTGGGGTGTAAGTTGCCGCAGCCTTCTTAGTTATGCCACTGCCAACATAAGTTCTGGAAACAGCGTTTACCGTTACGGAACTCAAACCATCATACCCGCTGTCCGGGCTGATGGTCTGGGTACTTTCACTAGGTGTCGCGGTTTTTGTCTGTAGCCTGGGGCTGCTTCCGCCACTGCTGCTCCCAGCATAACTACCTGTCACATTAAAAATCTTCACACCGCTTCTAATGTTACCGGCGGTTAAATTGCTGTCACCCTTAATCGTCTGGGTCCCGTTCAAATACTGGCCGGATGCAATGCTCTGGTCACTCGTTCCCGGCGTATAAGTCGCAGCACTCTTTTTCGTTACGCCGCTTCCCACATAAGTTCTCGATACTGCATTTACTGTAACCTGGCTCAAACCGTCATAGCCATTGTCTGCCCTGATCGTCTGTGCGCTCTCACTGGGGCTAACCGTCTTGCTCTGCAAACTCGCCCCACTGGCACCACCAGTCACAAAACCTCCCTGCATATCCACCTGCGTACTTCCTAAATAAACTCCCATATAAAATCACCACCTGCTAATTGTCACACTTGTTGCGCCCACACTGGCTGCCGTAATGCTGATCGATTTCGCACTGCTGCCATCCCATGCACCCTGGCTTGTCCCGTTCAGGTTAATCGTCAAAGCTGCATTCACCTTGTTGGCGCTCGTTGCGGCACCGCCTGAACTGCTGGACCCAGCATAATTGTGGGTGTGGCCGCTTGCCGCCTTACCATCAATCAAACCTTTCAATACTTTGCCCTGGTTTGCGCTCAGGCTATCTGTGGTTGAACCCGAAGTCAAGTTGTCCTGGATTCCTCGCCATGTATTCGTATCGGTAAATTTTGCCCCTGCGGGAACATCCGAGTTGATGGAGTGCCCGTTTACTGTGGTAGAGTTACCACCATTTGCAGGCAGAGACCCAATCCATCCTTTTAGAGCATCCTTTGAAATATCTTTGATTTTCGCAGACACATCGCCACCGTCACCAGTGGTGTAGCCAGCAATGTACTTTATAGCATCGCCGGTAATACCATCTCCGCTATATCCAATCTGAATGCTTTTACTCGTGGCATTATAATCAGCAACGCAGTTGGCCTTAGTCGCGCTTCCGGCGGACCCGGCACTCGTTGCATACTTGACGGATTTTGCGCTGTCCGCCGTGTTATCCACACTGCTCAGCCCAACATCGCTCTTGGTCAGCGTGCGGAACGTTGCCACGCCGTTTGCACTGGCCGGTGCTGCCAAAACAGTTCCCTTTGTCCGGCTAATCGTCGAATCATAATACTGGCTGTGTGTGTGGCTGGCCGCCGCCTTCCCGTCAACAAGACCTTTTAATACTTTGCCCTGTGCAGCACTCAGGCTCTGGTCTGTGGCATCACTGGTCAGGTTATTCTGTACCCCACGCCATGTATTTGTATCGGTAAACACAGCACTCGCCGGCACACTCTTACCCAGTGTATAGGTAGTCGCCACCGGTTTGCCATCACTAAAATAAACCGGCTGTGTCGCACTGCCTGCACTCGAACTCAATTTCGTTGCAGAATCAGAAGACCCAGCCGCCTTAGCGTTCTTTACACTGAAATTTGATGGGTTATACACATACATGTCTGACCCATTCTCACCACCCCAAAGCCATGTCGGCTGGCCATCTTTGCCAGACCAATTAAATGTCATAGGGGTATCGGCGTCTCCGTTTCTTCCAAGCTTTGCAGCAGTGCCTGTCAGTTTACCGATAAAATTAGGCGCAGTGACAGAATCACTGACATAAAGCTTAGAAAGCAGGCGTGTCACGCCATTTACAATCAAATTAGAAAGTTGAGCCATTCCATCACCTCCGTCAGTTTTCGATGAAATTATCCATTGCGATTGAATTAACAAGTATTCGTCCGCTGTTTATTGCGCCGTCTACAAAAGAATCTGCGGGTACAACGCGAATATTTTTATAAGTTATCGTTCCTTTGCCGTTGGAATAATCTGCTCGGCAACCAAGCTCATATCCTGGTTGTTCTGCCGTAAATTTCACCTTAAAATGTTTTGTTCCACTGTTAGAACTAAGCATTAAAGAAGTAAGATTGCCGATTTTTGATGCCATCGGGTTTCCGTAATTCCAAGACCAATTTGAGCCATTATAAACAGAGCCCTGCGCCCACATTCCAAAATTGCTTGCAGCATCAGTTGTGAACCCACTCCAAACAATATCCATATCAATGTAATATTCCTTGTCAACAACAAAACCTGTGATCGTTCGTTCCATACATGAATTTTTAACAGACGCAGTTGGTGTATATCCTTCGCTCATAAATGTGTTCAGCATAGCGCCGTTTGTCTCTACAAAACTTCCCGCATTCACAACCCCACTTTTATTCACTCCCACACTCATGTTTCAATCAGCTCTCCCTTCATAATCATTGCGCCGTTACTTGTAATTGAAACCGGTGTGTTGTATAGCGCAGCAACATCAGCATCGGATAAGGCTGTGGCGTACATACGAAAATCGGATAGTGCATAATCAGATTCAGTATACCACGCATTACCAATAAAGATTTGTCCATGCGCCTTGGCGTACTCAGTACCAATTCTATCGTTTGTTATCGTTTTTATTAGTTCTCCGTTTACAAAATATTTTGCTGTATGAGTAACCAAATCCCATGCTATTGTGTACATGTTCCACTTTTTCAAGCCATAATCGACAGTCACAACATTACTGCAGCAATCCATGGAAAGACCAGGATTTCCAGTCGTACCCAAAATGATAAAATCCGCCTTGTTTCCTGTCCAATTATAGCCATCCGCGAAAGATAAATAATTTCTCCATGTACTTGTTGCAGAATAACGGTTTATCCATAAGTTTACCGTTCCACACGTCATATCCTCAAAAGCAAAGTTAGGCATACTAATATTTGGGGTGCCGGAATTTGCAAAATAATAGGAAGCCTGATATCGCGGCGTGTCTTTTGTACAAGATATAAATTCACTGCTATTTGATTTGCCATGGTTTCCAAACCCGCTTGTATCATACACTATATTATCCGCCCAGCTGCCATTGCTTCCACTTGCCGCCGTACTGCATTCACTTACACAAACGTCTTTCAAGTCAAAATCGCAAGTGTAAACCATATCCTTAGTTGCAAGGCTTTCTGAATAAAATTCAACCAGCGGTTTCGTATCATACTCTGTGCCGGATCTTGTGTACTTTGCGTCCAGCTTGATCTGGATGTGGTATTCATGCCACTGGTTGTCCGCCACCGTGATCGTCTTCATGCTCGTAACCCAGTCATTACTGATGTGTGCCGCTCTAAAGCTAATGTTAAAGTTCTTGCTGTGGCACCGCACCTTGCAACTGTAATCATATGTCTTGCCAGCAGTAAAACTAAAAGTAGGGAAGTAAAAATTAGGCCAGGTATTATTACCGGTTCCTGTATAACTCAGCTTGTAATTATACCCGCGTTCATTTGCCAGCTTGGTCACAGTATAGCTACTACCGCTCGGCTTCCCCTCAAAATTATCTCCACTATATTTGTTAATACTCCCTGTTGCATACGGGTCATTCAGCGGATAGTGACAGCACAGCCCCTGTGCAATCTCGTGAACTTCTTTCGGAGAAAGTGCATTGTCGTAAATACGAAAATCAGCGATAGAACCGTTATAGTAATAAATATCGCCTCCAGAATAATGGAAGCACCCAATACCAATCCCCACACTGTCGGCAAATGTCGGCATAGTAGCGTTAAAAGTTACTGTTTGCTCCAATTTGCCATTTAGATATATTTTTATTGTTGAGCCTGACTTTGTAAACGCAATATGCGTCCATTTCCCGCCTGTGACAGGGATATTTACAGTCCACGAACCGAACCATATTCTACATTGTGTGGTGGTGTAGCATTCTAATCCATATCCAAATGTTTTCATATCAACTCGACCAACAGAAAAAATATACTCTGCGCCACTTCCCCGGTTAGTGTTCACCCAACAAGCCCAACTAAAATTATCAATATAGTCAAAATCATGTACAGAGGCACTCTTAATTATCTGTTTACCAGTAAATGTGGCACACTTTCCCAGTGGCCCACTACTCCATGATGCAGGACTACCATTTATGGCAATCCCGCTTATCCCTTGGTTTTCGATCTTGCCATTCAGCGGCAGCCAAACCTGCAATGCCATAACCACCGCCTCCTTAACTAAACGTAAAATTCACACACTTGTTTGTTGCATCGTATCGCAGCGTACATCCATCGCCAATCATAACCTCATTGGCGCTCATGCGTCCGGCAACACCAACACCGCCACTTACCTTCACAGCGCCAGTACTTTTATTTGTAGACGCAGTTGTATTTGTAAACGCAGTCACACCCGTCACAGTTCCGCCCGCCAGTGGTAGGTATGGATGACTGTGCGTATCAGCTTTGGTTTTCAGCTTCGCGTCAATCTCGCTCTCTGTATAGTACCGATCGTCATGTGTATGGCTCGATGCAGCATAGCTGCCCTTTGGCTGATAAATAGCGTCACCCTTGCCCTTGATGTAACTCCATAATGCTTTTACTGGTCGCCGGTAGTATGTGGTTGAAGTAGTTCCACCTCCCGCATACTGAGATACATAATAGTCATCATCATGCGGAGTGGAATCACCAGTAGAGAGATTGTTAATAAGTACGCTTGCGTCGTGGGTATGCCCGGCAGTAGCAAATTGACCCTTGTTTACAGCACGAAGTTCATACCCATTCCAGCCAGCAAGCCAAGTGTAATCTGTATAACTCATGCCGGCTTTTGAATAAGCAAATGTTGTATCTGAAGACTTATTGCCTATGTCTTTTATACTATTATGGGTATGTCCCATAGCCGCTTTCCCATCAACCAGGGTTTTCAGCGCCTTGCCCTGCGCTGCGCTCAAACTGTCGGTCGTACTGTCGCTGGTCAAATTATTTTGGATGCCGCGCCAAGTGTCGGTGTCTGTCAGCTTGTCCTGTACCCATCCGCTCCAAGTCCCGTTTGCACACTGGCGGCGGTAAGCAGCACTATCGCCGTAAATAATCTGGGTATAATAATTTCCACTTGCCCGGTGAATCACAATCAAGCCAAAATGATCTACGTTACTTGGTTTATTTGTCACGCTGTTGCTGCCGCCAGAACTGTAAAATCCTGGCGTCACCACATCGTTTAAGTTCTCGTTTGTCAACACAATCATGGCGGCCTTGCTCTCATTCAGGATCTTACCCTGGTTTGCCGCAAGGCTCTGGTCGGTCGCGCTGTTGGTCAAGCTATTCACAACCGGCCGCCATGTGTTTGTGTCCTGTTTGGGTGGGATGTATCCCAGTGCATTCGTTACATTGGCCGCCGTCACACTAAGCACGCCGCTGTTGTTTGTAATGTTCGCTCCGGTTTTCACGCCGCCCAACACATTGCTGGTCGCCGTGGGCAGGCTGTATTTGTTCGCCCCCTCGGCAATCCCATCCAATTTTTTCTTATCGGCTGCGCTCATAAAGCCAGCCGCGCTCTGTGTAGCTCCCCCGTGCCCGTGGCTAATGGGCGCAAAAATGGTTTTCAGCTTGCCAAAAAAGTAGCTCAACCCCGCGTAATTCAAATATCCCACTTTACCACACCTCCTCTTGGTTTAGTTTTTAAGATGCCAAAATGGTATCAATTTCAGTGTTCTGGATCGCATCAATGGTAAACACCTGGCCCAGTCCATCCCACTTCTCGCCGTTCCAGGCATAGTTCATGCCATTGCCAACGTCGTATACATCGCCAATGGTCTGGCCGCTGGTCGGCAGCTTGTCATAACTTGCCACACTGCCTTTGTAACGATACATAGCGGCAATGTCGCTCTTCAGGGCATAGGTGCTTGCCGCGCCAAAAGCATCCAGTTTCTTCTTGTCGGCAGTGCTCATCAGGCCATGGGTGCCCTGGGTGGCATCATTGTAGGTAGTGTTGGTGCTGGGAATGCCCAATGCCGTAATATCGCCCTTGGCAACCGCAGTCACAGCGCTCACATGTCCGGTCGCATCCACAGTAATTTTGTACAGGCCACTGTCATGTGCGGTATAGCTGGGGTGAACATACTTGTTGGCACCGGCAGCAATGCCGTCCAGTTTTGTTTTGTCAGCCGCGGTCATCAAACCGTGTGCGCTCTGGGTTACATCGTTGTAAGTAGTATTGGTTGGGGTTGCCCAGGTGCCATCACCGCGCAGGTACAAGCCCTGCTGCCCTTTGGCAGGTGCGTTCACCAGGCCGGAACTACCAGCCGTATCAGCAGTCGCACCCTTAAAGTTAGTATAGGTGGTATCTTTATCGGCAACCCACTTGGCCGTACCATCGGCACTCCAGCCCAGGATCATGCCGTCAGAACCACCTACCGGGATGTGCTTGTTGCCGCTTGTAACTGGGTGTACATATTTGTTTGCACCTTCCGCAACACCGTCCAGCTTCTTCTTATCGGCGGCACTCATCAGGCCGGCGCTCGTGGTGCTAGCAGCTCCATAGGTGGTGTTCGGCGGGGTCGTCCAAGCACCGGTCGAATCCAGCCAGCGCTGCGCACCCTTCGTCGGGCTGGGCACCAGTCCGCTCTTGCCATCCGCATCAACCGTTGCGCCGCTCATCACGCTGTAGGTGGTATCCTTTTCGTTTACCCACTTAGCGGTGCCGTCCGCGCTCCAACCCAAAATCTGGTTGGCACTGCCGCCTGCAGGGATATGCTTATTCCCGCTGGTTGTCGGGTGGGTGTAATTCTTCAGCCCGGCCAGCTTATTTTTCTCAGCAGTGGTAAAGTCGTTGGTCGAAAGTCCCTTGCCATCAACCTTGTCTACCTTGCCCGCCAGCAAAGCTTTAATCTTCTGCCAGAAATAAAGCAGACCGTCATAACTCAAAAATGCCATATTGTTTCCCCCTTGTCCGTAAAATAAAAAAGCCGCCATGCTAAAAAGCACAGCGGTCAATGTAAGTTTTGTTTATTATCATTTTACAATTTTGTACGCCTTAAACATCTCATCGTTCACAGCTAAATCACACGCCAAACGGAAGTAAGCCGTGTTCTCCGGCATCGTCACAATAGTATCCTCCATCACTTCGCCGGCATTATTGCTGTCAGTGCCTTTATGGGTAAGTACAGCATCACTGGCATCATAAATAACGTAAAAACAGTTGCCATATTTTGCACTCAAATTACAAAGCTCGTACTGTTCTCCAGCTGCGGCAGTAATTTTGTCACTGATGATCCGCTTCACATCTGTGGTATCCTTGGTCTTTCCCGTTGTAGTCAAGGTATACTTCACATGGTATGGTAGGTTCAATTCCACGCGGGTAATTTTGCTCATTGCGGTCTGGTTCCAAGTGTTCGCGTACACACGCCCCAAACAGTCTACTATATAATAAGGCAGGCTCATGTTTGCAAGCGGCTTTTTAGCGTACCCAATATCCACCACGTTGCCAAATTCTGCCAGCCCTTCTTTCACACCAATAATGTCCACGTTCTTTTTGATAATGTATCCAATCAGTTCGCCCAGTTCACTGGCGCTAAAACTTTTATACCACGCATGGGTCATAAAAGTCAGCCAGCCGCCATTTGCTGCCACATTGTCCACCAGTTTCTTGGCATCGTCCAACGTATACAGCCCATTCGTTGGGAATAACTCGCACCGCTTCATGTAACAGGTTTCCAACGGCGGGGTGTTAATCCCGCGGTCAATCGTAAACCCAACATTAAAGTATTTCCGCATCACCGGCATGTATTCATCTACCCGGTAGCCGTTAGGGTAAACCACGCCGCTTACTTCGTTCACGCCCAGCGCTGAAAATACCGCAAAACTCTTCTGGATGTCGGCCTCATAATCTGCAGCTGTTTCAAACTGCGTCATAGCGTCCTCTTTCCAGTGGTGGCTCATTACCTCACAGCCGCCGTTTGCCATGGTCAACAGCTGATCCTTGGTCATAAAATTATCTTTCCCAATCTGCGCAGGCGGGCAGGCCAAAGCATAGGGGATCTTTTTCTCTTGGATCACCGGCCACAGCAGGGTATAAGCCTCCATCCGGCAGTCATCGTCAATAAAACTAATGGCCGCAGGCAGCTGTAAACTTGTCTCCTTCAGGGCAGTATGGGTGATCTGCTGCACAATGCTTTTTGGTTCATTTTCTATCGCTGCAATCCCGTTCTCAATGTGGTTCAGCTGGTCAGCAGTCAGCGTTTGCCCGGATGCAAAGTTTTGTTTTACATAGCTCATAATTTACCTCCTTATCCCAGCACCACACTGTCCAGCACCGCTTCACCCAGCACTGCAACATTTTCCTGTGTAACATCTCCGCGGATCATCGCGTCAATCTGGCTGTTAGTAATCTCGTCAATCACAGCTTCCGGGTTTGGGGTGTTGATAATCAGTCGCCCATCTGCATCCGCCGTCACGCTCGTAATGCCGGTGCCGCGCACCTTTACTGTACCCTTTGCCACATCACCATGTTTCAGCTCCAAATTGGCTTCTGTGGCATCAGCCTTGCTGGCCCCAATTGTAAAATCAGTATCATTCAGCATTACCCAACCAGAGTTATAAATATATAAATCTCCGGGCGGCAGGTAATAAATCTTCCCGGCCAGCGGGGCCAATGGCAGCTCACTCACTCGTTCCAGATCGCTTCCAATCCGAACTCGCCCGCCGGCTGTGTCCCGGTAAGTGTTTCCCGTATCCAAGCAGCATACCAGCTGTCCATCCACAATAGGAGTTTTATCCAGCTGCGACTGTTGGATCTCGCATAAAGAAAGTTTTGACATCGTAAAACTCCTTTTTGTAACAATAAAAAAACCGCCTACCTGCGTACAGATAAGCGGTTTCGATTCAGTATTTATTTTGACAAATTTTGCATTGACAGTATAATAATAGCAGAACTAAGGCACCAACGTTTATTCCTTTTTGCCATATCTTCCTCATAGACGTAATAGGCGGTCAAACCTCCCATCTGCCGCAAGGCATTGTGGAGCGCCCTTACTTTGCCTTCCGGTAAATTTATTTTTGCCAGGAGGTGATGCTTATGCCGGATCTATCCTTTGTTGATACCATCGTCATTATTGGCGTTGTGTTCACTGGGGTACAAACTGTCGTAGCAGTTATCACGTTTTTTCGTGGTAATAAAAAGTAAAACCGCCCTGTCGCCCACAGAACGGTTTTTGCTATGATGGTTTAACTGTCATACATAAACTATAAACTGAGGTAGACCGTCTATGTCGGTGCCTTAGTTCTACTATTATTATATATTCAATATCGTTGTTTGTCAATACAATATAAAACCTTCGCTGCACAGTGCATGTTCTCCTTATTTCGCAAAACACTGGCTCCACAGCGAAGGCTATTTTTTATGTCAATTTGAAATAACTAACCGCTTGGCCGTCTCAGCCAATGGTCTTCCAGGTAATAGCGCCCTCAACAACCTTCACGCGGGTATCCATGGCAGTGTTCAGGCCGTCAGCATACTCCTTGGCGGCATCACGGGCAGCATCAGCCTTGGTGGTTGCGTCAGCAGCGGCAGCAGCAATGGCCTCGCTCTTGGCGGCAGCCAGCTGTTCAGTGCTCACCTTGGCATCCCAGGTGGCCTTCTGTTCCTTGGTCACATGGATGTCGGCATTCGCAGCGTGCGTATCCAGGGCGGTCTGCACAGCCTTGATCTTTTTGTCAGCTTCGGCCTTGGTATAAGCATCAGGCACAGCAACATACAGGCCGTCTTCCTCCAGGGTAATGGAGTTGTCAGCCTTGGCGCTCACTTTCACCTTTACGCTGATCTTATTGTCAGTAGAAACAGTAACCTCGGCGGTGGAAGTTGCCAGACCGGTGTAAATATCAATCAGGCTGCCAACCGGGATCTTAATCACATCGCCGCTGGTAATGGTCAGCTCAATGTTTTTGTCCTTGGCATTATAAGTACCGCTGGTCACAACCAGATCCTTGCCCAGCGCAATGGTCAGTTCGTCGCCGCCAAATACCGGCAGCTTGATGGTGCGGGTGCTTGCGTCATAAGTCGGTGCATGCACAACGCCAGTCAGGGTGGTAGTAACGGGGTCGCCGCCCTTGGCAACACTCAGCACGCCCTCATTGTAGGTAACATCGGTAACAAACACACCCTTGCCGCCAACAACGCCCGCAATCTTGGCATCAACGTAGTCGGCAACAGCCTTGGTGGTCGGCACATTGTCATCGCTGGCGCTGGCAACCGGGATCTCAGTTACGGTGGCCTTGTTCAGCTGGATATAGCTGGTGCCATTGAACACATGCAGGGTAAAGTCGCTGGTGCGCACATAAACAACGCCCTGCACCTGGCCGGAACCAGGCAGGGTGCTCACCAGCTTGCAGCTCTTGGTGTATTCAACTGCACCCTTAAAAATCTGCAAAGTGTCAGTCAAAAAATACAGGGTGTCGTTGTCCTTTGCCTGTAGGGCTTCAAAGTTAGCTTTGGTGCCATAATTAAATTTTACTTCTGCCATAATTATCTCTCCTTAAATTCCATGTTGTTTTTGTCGGTTAAAATTCCTGCCAAACAAATCCAGTGCTTGCAGTGCTGAACGGCTCAACAGCAAACTTCCCGGTGTCCAACAGCTGTACAATCCACGGCTCGTACTTGCCCTCGGTGTTTTTAATCATTACGGTCTGTCCGGCATAAGTGTCGCTGCTGTTGTTCAGCTGCTCATTGGCTTGCCCGTTGCTGTCAAAAACACGGGTACGGGGGCGGATCGCCTGCTTGCTCTTATCGTCACGGATGTAATAAAACTCCGATGTATCCTTGGTAATAACCAGGTCCTTCTCGTCAATAATTCCATTCGTAATCGCTGTATCCAGGTTTTCCGCGTTACCATAGCCCAACTTACTTGTGGTTGCCATTCTCCCAACTCCTTTCTCCATTTGTCGCTATATAGAAAAAACGCAGGCGGCTAAACCTTAAAACTCAACCACCCGCATATTTCCATCAGTTATACCATCACCGCCGCTGCCGGAACCTCCACTGCTCTTGATCTCTACCGCATTGCCAATCGGGCTTCCGTTGGCGGTCAGCTGCAGCATGTCATTCTTGTAGCTCAGGTTGTCAGCCTTGCTGTTCATCATGGTGTTGCTCTTATCAATCATGGCCTTCAGCATGGCCTGCATCGCAATAATCCGCTGGTCCAAAGCATTCAGTGCTTCGTCCGGGATCGTTGCCGCCCAGTCGTAAACATCAATAATTTTAATTTCGCCCGGCCCAACCTTGCGGATGTACTGGGTGGTCCTACCTTCAGCATCCATCTCAATGTTGCCAAAGGTCAGCTGGAACTCAATCATACCGGCCTCACTGGTCAGCGCTGTATCAAAGGGCAGCTTGTATTCCAGCTTGTTTTTATACAGCTCGTCACTCAGCGTCAAAAACTCGGTGCGGTATTTCTTGCTCACCGGCAACCGGTATTCCAGCATCACCACATAGTCGCGCATGTCTTTTCCCTTGTATTCCGGGTCAGCCAAAAAATGCAGGGTGTCTACCAGCTTGCTCTGCTGCATCACGCGCTCCACCACACTGGCGGTCAGGGTATTGTCCTCGTTAATCAGGATCGTGTACATTGCTCGTCTCCTTTCCGCCCACAATGTAGTCAAACTCATTGCGGCTGATTTTGCCCTTGTGCCACAGCGCATTTAGGGTCGCTTCTTTTAATCGGCGGTCCAAATACAACCGCCGCAAACTCTCCACAAAGTCACTCATAGCACACCTCCTTCAATCAGGCTCAGGGTATAAGCATCAATAATAGCCTCAGGGGTTTTGGCCCCCAAGGCTTTCAGCTTGTCATATTCGTAAACACTGATCTCTTCCAACTGCACGGTATCGTATCCTGCCGCCGGAATGTTATAGTATCCGTCCACATGCCAGATGTAGCGCCCATCACTGCTCACAATTCCTTCGGCATCATCTGCCGTGCAGTTCACCATAATCCCGTGTTTCGCCTGGTATTTCACAAAACTCAGGTGGTCAAGGGTATCAATCACCTGGCCGTTATATATCACCTTGTAATACATTTCATCCCTCAACCTCCTTTACACGCTGAACATCACGCGCACGCCATGCTGCTCGGTCGGGGTAACATAGCTGTAAATCTGGCCGTCTGCCGCAACCTGCAAAAAGTAATCTGCATACTGAACATTCGGGCTGCGTGTCCAATAAGTGGTGGCTGCGCCATCATCGTCATAGCAGATCCGGCTCTGATTATCTGTCATGTAACTGATCGTTGTACCTTCATAAATATACGGCTCACTATTCATGCTGGGGTTCAGCTCATATGCAGCCGGTATAAAGAAGTAACAATCCGCCGTCACAATTTCCTTGGATGTTCCGCCCGCACTGGATGTCACTTTTACCTGCTGGATCAACTGCTGCCATCCAATCGGCAAGGCATTCGGCAGCCGCTTGTCTAGGTAGGTGCGCAGCGTTGCTGCGGGCCAACCGCCATTGTTGTAAGAGGCGTTGGTAATCGGCATCTTGCGTGCTAGTGTATTTTTCGCCAAAAACGTCATTGCGCAGCGCTTGTTTGTGTTATCGCTTAAATAAAACTGCTTAAATCCGCACATCTCATATTCGCGGGTTTCATGCGGCCATGCAGCCAGCTTCCGGCAGGCATTGTCGCCCAGGTCTGCATACCAAACTTTCGCCCAGTACACATCACCCTTGGCAAACCGTTCATATTCTCCGTCATCTGCCTTGGCGCAACCAAACACCAGCGTTGCATTGGTCTGCGTAATTCGTCCACGGTTAATCTCGGTGTAAACAATGTCATCACCGTAAATGTTGGCCGTATACACATGCAGGTTGTTTTCGCCCTTCTTGTGGCGCATTACCACCATGTCACGGGTTCCAACTGTGGCAGCTGTTGCGCTTTCGGTACCCCAACTGATCTTGGCTCCATTGTTGTTCCAAATGCGGATACCGTTCATGCCGTTGGTTTCAAAACACTGCATCAGCACAGCATTGGCCGTATCGGTTGTGGTCATCCGGTAATCTACCGCCAGCACCCAGTCCCGGTCTTCCTTCAACAGCTGCACACCGGTATCCACATAGTTGGTACCATCAAAGGTCTTTTTCTCGTTAATCAAAACCTTCTCTTCAATGTCAGAGTAGCTAAAGTCGTTGCCCATCGTTATGGTTACAGCGTCCTTGGGGCTAACCACCTTATTCTCCACACCAACTTTTTTCATTGCGTAAATCTCAACCGGGCGCAAACTGCCAATCTCTTTGCCGTCAAAATAACCAGAGGTATATTCGCAGCTGTCATATACCGCATTGATGTCCTTGTCTCCGTTCACATATCCGCCCTTGTCCCAATGGTCAAACAGGTAGAACTTATAGGCACCTTCCTCCGCCGTGTAGGTCGGGGTATCGCCTTCGTACAACACCATGCTGCCATAGGGGGCAACTGTTTTCTGCTTCTCCGCACCATTGTTCAGGTAGCGCACGGTATACTTCCGCACACTCTCGGTATATTTGGCCGTTACGGTCTGGTTGGTAAATACTGTAACAAACTCTGTGTCCCATCCAGCATAGGTAAAGTCAGTGCTCACCGTGCTCTTCTTGGTCGGCTTCGGGATCGGCTTCTCCGCACGGGTCACAGGGTCAACAGCCTTACCACCCTTGTCAATGTACTGCACATCCAAAACTGTGCGCTCGTCATCATCATTCACAAAGGTCCAGGTAAACTGTTCCACCAGCGTGTTGTAGCTGATCTTCAAATCCGGCCACTGTGCATTAAACTCTGCCAGCTTCTTTTCACGCATAATGGGCACATGTACATTGCCCTCCAGTACAGAGTGCTCGGTGTTATAGCCGTTCTCATCCAGGCCGGTCATCGTGTACAGCCGGTCAAGCAGCGCTGTATCCTCGCATTCCCAATCAAGGCCGGTCAGGCGCACGCGGTTCAAACCTGTGCATTTTTCCAACATAGCTTTCAGGTCAATGGTCGGACAGCTTTCCACAACCAATGTGGTCAGGTTCTCATAGCCGTCAATCTTCAAATCGGTCAGGTGATTCAGGCTCTGTGCCGTCAGGCTTGCAATCGCAGGCAGTTCAGCCTTTTCAATCTTGCCACCCTTGGCAAACGCCACACCGGTAATACCGCTACCGCCGGCATAAAAATCGATCAGGTTTACACATCCCGCCAAGCTGATGGATTTCTTCAGGTTTGGCACATTCTGCAAATTCAGGTGTTCCAGCAGCGTATTGTTGCCAACCGCAAAGTCGGTCATATTTGTGTTGCGGTAGCCTTCGGTACCGTTGCCAACCTTCAAGTCGGTCAATTTCGCACCATGGCTAAAATCAACATACCCAGGGTAAAACCCACTAATGTCGCCAATGCTCTGTATCAGGCTGGCATTGTAAACATAAACCTCGGTATCGTTCATGGCTGCAATCGGGCACTCAATCGTGTAGGTCTGGCCGCGCTTACCACGCATTTTTACCGGGTTGGAGCCATACAAAACACTTACATAGGTATCTGCATACGGGCGAATATGGAACGTACCGTCCGGCTGCACACCTGTCCAGTTGGTCGGGGTATAGCCACGGATCGTCATATCATCAGCCGTGCAGGTCGTACCGCTGTACTTGCTCGCAATATACTTTTCCTGGTACTTCTGGTACTGGCGACGCTGGTGGCGCTTGTTGCCGTGCATCATCGGCAGGTAATTGGTTGTTCCATTGTCTTCATAGGTGCGGAAATATTTGCGCCGCATGTCCATGATCCAAAGCTTTTCGGGCTTCACATCCTGGTACGCCTCAATCTTGCGCAAAATACGGTTTGCACTCCAGGCCAAAGCGCTCTCACGGTTCAGGTACATCTTCTGCAAGTCGTCCGCAAAAAGATCTCGTACCTTGCACCACAGCTTGCTGTCTGCCGCGTTAAACACGCTCTTGGTGCCAATGGTATCGGTGTCCTCATAGCCGTAAGTCAGTGTCAATCCGCCCTCATTGTCGTTACCTTGGCAGGTATCGTTATCATAATCCATGCAAAAATCCCAATGAATCAGATCTTCTGTGTGGGGGAACACATTCTTGGCGCGGTTATCCACCATTGTGTGGCGCTCAGTGAACAGATAATAGAACAGTACACTGTCCTTGATGAAGTGGTCCTCAAAGTGGGCCTTAAACTCTTCGTCATCTGCATTTACTACCCAGGTCAGCAAGCTCTGCCAGGCATTCTTTGCCGCCTGTGTTTCTTCCTCGGTACACTTTTTGTTAATATAGCGGAACTCAAAGCTGTGGTCGCCGTCCCAGGTTTCCTGGCTCAAATCATCACTCAAAAAGCGGGTCTGGGCATCGGTATTGTTGTCAATCTCAACAATAACTTCCTTGTGGTTTTCGGGGTCCATGCCCTGGGTGTCATTGTTCTTCTTGCTGTTGCCAATATCACCGCAGGCGTAAAAATGCCACTGGCCGTCCTTAAACACCGTTGCGTTCTCCACGTCCGTCTCCTGGATAAACACCACGCACGGGTAAAACGCCATCGTGTCGCGCACCTTCGGGTTCTCTTTCTTTGCCTTACGGGTATACGGGTTAAACGTGTTGTAATCATCTGCAATGCAGGCATTGTTTGCGTTTTCAGAACTTGCAATATTTACCTTGATATTAAAATATTTCTCCGGGATACTGTTCTCGGTCAAGGTGTAAGTGCTGCCGGAGCTGTCGTCGCCAAACGTAAATCCGCCGGAACAGTTAATATCAATGTTTCGGCCGCTCTCGCCATACGCATTGGAGCTGGTGCCCTGGCCTTTATGGCTGCCGGTCGCGGTCCAGTTATCCTCCACAGCGCGTCCGTTCTTGTAAATCTGCTGGATGGTGGTATTAAAAACCTCATTCTTTTTGCCGGTCGTAAAGGTCGGGGCGCTGATCTTGATAATGCGCAGGTCCGGGCACTTCTCGGCCAAAAGGTCAGCATCCAGTTCGCCGCTCACGTTGGTAATATCGTTGCGGTTATAGCGTTCAATCATCAGCTCGGCGTTCTTGGCATCCGCAATAAAGTTGTCCAGGATCTCATCGTCCGTCAGCTCCATGCCGTAGGTCTTCATGCGGTATACCTGCACATCACAGTCCGCAGAACCAATCGTAATGCCAACCGGGTTTGCCTGTGTAAAGTTGTCGCTTGCATCGTACAGTTCCACCTTACAGGGGATACCGTCGCACCATAGCACCATCTCTTTATACTTGCTATCCGGCAAAATATTGAACTCAAACTCCAAAAAGTCATCTTCGCAAATCGGCAGCTCAATGTGGTTCTGCTGACTGGTCAGGGTAATCTTCTGTGCCTGTACCGTCAAACCAACGTTGCCATTTGCGCAGGTTAGTGCCGTAGCATCGTAGTCTCGCACATTGGTGGTCTTAAACACCAGCTTAAAGTTCTTGCCCTTCTTTTTGGCATCGTCCGCAAACAGCTTATAATCCAGCGTGGCGGTAGTTCCGGCTTTCACGCAAAAGTAAGTATCGCCGTCCTCGTCAATCTGGTAGCCGCCATTGCTCCAGTCAAAGTTATCGCTTACCGTCATCGCGGTATTGCCATCGGTCCACAGGCGGTTTTCGTCCGCATTGGTTCGGCCAGCCGGGTTAAAGTCAAACATCAGGTTGGTTTTCACCGGCTCAATGTTAATACCCAGCTCAGTAATTTTTACATTGATGGTCTTTACCGTCTCGCCGCAGGTAATGGTTAGCACATGGCTGCCAATCTCGCTGCTCTTGTACGTCCAGGTCTGTTTGGTGCGTCCTACCGTCAGCTTGCTGGCAACAACGCCGTCCACAGCCAGGGTCACATTGGTGTTGCTGCTGGCCGGGTCATACACGGTATAGCTGATCGCAACATTGCTGTACTGCTTGGCACTGTAATCCAGCACGGCGCAGCTGATAATCGGGGTATTATTACCCTCTTCCACCCACATAATATCGTGGCGCAGGGTGTTGCTTGTTACCTGTTTGCCGTTGATTTCCGCCGTCATGCTCACTTCCAGCAGGTGGCTGCCGTGCTTCTGGGTGGGCAAATTGTAGGTCATCTGGCGGCCTGTCACTGCAGTGCTTGTTCCGCCAATCGCCTTGCCATCCAACTTAAAGCTGATGTTTTTGGCAATATTGCCATACGGAGTAAACCGGTAAGTTACTTCGCCTGAATAAAAAAGAGAGTCATCAAAAATGCTCTCCAAATAAAACTCAACAACATTAACCGACCAGTTCTTGCTGCCCACACTGCCCATGCTGTCCGTAACCTGCAGCCGCACGGTGTTGTCACCGCTGTGCAAGTATTGCGTCACATCAAAGGTGTTCTTGCCCTGGATGATGGTCGTGGTTGCCACCTTGGTGTTGCCCACATACCAGTTGCCAGTCGCATTGCCGGTGTCATCGCCAGCATTGTCCACACTCGTAAACTTAAAGCTGATCAATGCACTGTCACCCTGAACTACCGTCAGGCTGCTGTCACCAATTCGTTCAATGGTAATGGTGCTGGTTGTCTCACCGCCACCACCGCCACCGCCTTTAATGGTAACAACAGTCTTGGTTGTGCCATCTTCCAACAGGCTCAAATGACCGTCATCACTGGTGTAAGTAATGTCGTACTCATGGCCGTTGCTGGGCTTAATATCTTTGATCTTTTCCTGGATCTCTGCAATGTCGCTGTTGGCCGTATCCACACTGCCCTGCAAAGCTGTCACGGTATTCTTGGTCACAGTCAAATCATTAGTAAATCCATCCAGGGCAGTTTTGTCCGCCTTATCAGCCAGCAGTTTGTTGGTTGCTTCCTTATTATAATAATCACTCTGCAAGGTGTTCGGCAGGTCGCCCACACTATCCTGCAAAGCTTTCACGGCCTCGTTGTTGCTGGTCTTGTATTCATCCAGCGCTGTGCTTACCGGGTTTACCGCCGCGCCGATCTTAGCATCCACCGTCTTGCCATATGCGGTCGTCCACTCTGCGCTGGGATCGGTGCTTAAGGTTACAGTTTTAATCACTGCATCGCCGTTATAAAATGTTAAAGTACGGGTGCCCGCATCATACGCACAGTTAAAAGCCGCCAATCCGTCGATCCCGGAAATCTTACCTTCCAACAGTGTAACAAAGCCGTCCACTTCTTCCTTGTTATAATACTTGGCAAGCTCCGTGGTCAGCTCAGTTTTCTTGGTGTAGTTGGTGTCAAGGTCACTCTGCAGCTCCTGTTTAATTCCTGCTGCCGCATTCTGGATCTTATTATCCACACCCGCCGCAGCGTTGGCTGCATCCTGTGCGCTGGCCTGTGCGGCACTGGCATAGCTGGAAGCCTGGCCAACCTTCTCGTCCATCAGGGCAACAAAGCTTGTGTACCAGTCGTTATCCGGTTCCACCATCTTGGTACCACTCAAAGCCTCCAAGATATTCAACTCGCCGTCTGGTCGTGTGCGCCACATATAGGTTTCGCTGCGTTCATTTACACCGGTTGCAGTGATCTCAAAGCGCACGGTTCCCTTCTTGCTTGTCACACTATTTGTAACCAGCCAATAAAACCGGATCGTATCATCGTTGTAGGTAACATTGATCGGCGTGGCATATGCTTCCTGCCCGTCCACATTCAGGTAATGTACCTGCAGCATCATCTGCATCAAATCAATGCCGTCATATCGCCGCGGCATCTTAAATGGGATCACCTGGCTGTTGGTTTCCTGGGTAATGTTGATCTGGCTCTCGTCCATCACAACATTTTTCATCTCGTCAATGCTCGAAAACGCATCGTCGTTATATTGGCTGTACCACAGGTATTTTTCACTGCGGGTGTAGCCGCCGTCATCATTGGCCTGCGCCTCCGGCATATCAGCCATCGTGACCATGGGGGCAGCCTCAGCCTGCAATGCCACTGGCTCTGCTTTGGCTGCCATCTCAGCCGCCATCCGTTTCGACTCTTCAAAACTTAATGCCATGTTTTCCTCCTCCCCTTTCTATTTTTTCAAACAAACAATACAATATGGGCGTGGCACTTATCGCCATCGCTGTTCAGCTTCACGCGCCATTGGGTGTACACTGTGGATGTGTTCAAAGCCTGCTGCTTGTATACAGCCTGCAGTCCGCTTCCGCTGTCCCACACGTCCGTCCAGTTGCTGCCGTCGTTGCTGGCCTGCACCCACACTCGGTTAAGTCTGTTTTCTGTTCCGGTCTTACTCACACTGACCACAACCCATGCGTGCTGGCAACCGCCAGTCGTCACCACGTTGCTGTAATGGTCGCCATTGGTTGTATCCTTATCAATCGTTGCAATTCGGCCTCCAGCTTTACCAGTCAGGTCGGCAATGCTTTCGCCGTTCACAATCTTATCTTCTGTGCAGCCAATCCCTTTGCGGAAATCGGCCAGGTTCACGCGCACTTCCGGTGCCCAAAAATTACCGTCACTTTTGTATGCACCCTCGTCAATATTACGCAGCGCAAAATACTCGCTGTCGGTTCCAAAACCCATGTCATGGGCAAAGCCATAGCTGCGCCTGGTCAGGGTACCCTGCGTACAGTTGCCATTCTTATCAATAAACTTCTTGTCGCTGGCCACATCATTGGCGGTTGCCGCATTGGTGGTATCATCCTCCAACAGGGCTTTGGCCGCCGTGCTTGCGGTTCCCCACAGCCACATCACGTTATCGTAATAGCAGCCACTGTAAATATCGTTGGTTTTCTGGTTATCTGTGGCTACACACAGCCGGGTCACACCGTCTTTTTTCTGCACGGTCATCTTGGTGCTCTCGCGCTCGCCGCCTTGCAGCTGGGTCGTGGCAGAATAAGTCTTGATAGATCCTTTCACCAACTTGCCATCTACCCAGGCAGTTTTTCCTTCCAGGATAGATTTTTCATCCGCAGTGCCCGGCGTATTGCTGCCCAGCCCACTTGCGCTGATTGCACCGCCGCTATAATAGCCGGCCTTGATCTGGTAGCTTTCGCCGTTGGCCAACTCTGCCGTTACATTGCCGTAATTCTGCATGGTGCCGGTTTTCAGGGTTTTGTTCTTGCTGTAAAATGTCTGTCCTGCCAGCACCTGGTCCGGCAAAGCAGTTGTGGCAGCCAGCTTGGAAGCCCCAATGCCGCTGCCGTTAGTAAAATTTACAATGTTTCTCCTCGTATCGTACTGAAAAATCACCCACTGCCCAGCACCAATCGCACCGTCACCCAGTTTCTCTGTGCCGCAGTAGGCGTTGCTGGTCATGTCTTTGCCATTGATCACCAGTCTGTGCCCGTCACTGAACGCCGTGGTAAAATATGCTTTGCCGTTGGCTGCGTTGCTGTAACTGCTGCCGCTCTTGCATGTCAGGGTATGGGTCCCGCCGCTGTAACTGTAGCTGTATTCATGGATCATCATGTCGGGGTCAAACTTGCCATCAATGATGTAATTCACCGCTCCGGCATAATGCTGTTCCAGTGCAGTAATCGCATGTTTCACATGGTTAATGTCCGCCGCTTTAATAATGTATTTGCGCAGGCCGCTGTTCTGGTTCAGGTAATTGCTGGCTTCGGTATACTTGCCGTCTGCCAGGTACTTGGTGTACTGAGCTGCCGCTGCAGCATGGCCGCTGTCCAGGTCGGCATTGTCTTCAAACGTATCAATACCTTCCGGGAACTTTGTATAGGTATCTGCCATTACTTATCACTCTCCTGTTTCATCTTTTACAGGGTACGGGTAATACGGGTAAAACCTCATCAGCGTCACATCCATCGTTCCCTGCCCCAAGCTCTTATCAATCTTTTTAATAATAAATTGCACGGCTGTCTTGCCGCCCATGTAACGCGGGCAGTATTCAACCTTAGTGTTCACATCCAGCCACGGCACCAGCAGCATCTTCACCGTAATGCTGTCGGTCAATCGCGCCCGCTTCCATAGCTCGTATTCGGCCACATCCAAAATGCCGTCATCTGTGGTGTAATTGTCGTATTCACCGCCGCTCAAAACCACATTGCGCCGTCCAATTCGTTCAATGCTGAACGGGCTGTTCAAAAACTGGTCGTCCTCCTCATACCCTTCAATATCCGGGTTGGCGGTACTCACAACCTCCAAATTCTGGCAGTTCTCGGCTTCTTTCAGCTTGTCCAGCTCTTCCTTGCTCGGTTTTGCATCTTTCAGCATCACCATGGCGTGCGGCTGTACCTGCCCATAAAAATAAAAGCGCCCTTTGCCGCCATTCTCATTCGGGGAATAATCGGCATCGTAGCGCACCACATATTGTACTTTTGGTTTCATACAGTCCTGCTTGGCCTTTTTGTTATTGCCGGCTTCATCTGTGCTGATGGTATACAGGCTCAAAACATCGGTCACAACCGCATCGCTGCTCTCTGTTGCTTTGGCGCTGATCTTCATCTGGTACCCTTTGTCGGCATCGTACAGGTCGGCCACATTGTCCGGCGGCGTAAACAAAATCAGCTTCTTACCGCTCAATGCCAACCCAACCACATTTAATGTTATGGTTTTCTTTGTCGTGTCCACCACCAGATCTGTGCAGCTCACGTCCGGGCTTGCCGCAGCGCCAAACACCTCTACGCAGTTTCGCACCTCGCTGTAATCCACCGTTGCGTCTTCGCTGATGATCAAATCATTGAACACATCGGCATTCAGCACCAGCGGGTCATCCTCACAGCTTGGGATCTGCTGGCATTTGAACACATCATCCTCAAAAAATATTTCAAACGGGTAATACAAATCCCGTAACTGTGTCAAAATTGTCCACACACTGGTCGCCGCATCAAACTCCTGGTCATAAGGGATCGTTCGGTTCCAATATTCTACAAATACTTTGTTGATCCCCACTTCCTGTAATAGCTCCACCATCGCCCTGCGGATTCCGCCCCCGGCCTTAAACACGGTTTTAATACCTGTCAGCTGTCCGGCCAATGTGTCATTCAGCATTGCTGTCAGATCCATACAGTTAATGGTCAGGCTCCGGGTCTGCGTGTCATAGTTGTATCCGTTCTGGCTGAACACATATACCCCCTGGCTGTACCAGATAATATCGTCCAGCATCGGGGTTTTCACACCAATGTAAATCCAAACGTACTTGTTCATCCACTCGCTCTCGCTGTACTGGCTGATCGCATGTTTTTCGTCCAGCACAATGGTCGAAGTGTACGTTCGCCGGATGTCCGCATCTGCATCTACGGAAATTCTTCCCTCAGTCGTAATGCCCTGCAAACTATCAATCGTCTTCATCCGGTCGTTCAGCAGGTCAATGCGGGTGTACAGCTCAATGTTATGGGAGTATAAGGTTCGTATGTCTTCTGTGCTTGGCACATACATCGCGCATCAACTCCCTTCAATATCTTCTGCAATAAACCCGTTGCGGTACAAATCGGTGCTGCTTTCCAAGCTGCCAATCTCCACAAAATCAAACGCCACGGCAACCTTGTCATAATGGTCACTGTAGCTGATACTCGGCTGGTTAATAATGTTCGCCATCCAGCTGCGTCCGTCAAACAGCTTCAAGATCTTCGGCTTCTTGTTGGTACACCAGTCCACAAACTGCTTGCGGTACCGGGCACCGCCATCCCCGTCATAATCATCCGTGTCAAAACTGTATTTCAGCACAGTGGCCGTAAAATTGCCCTGCTCATAGTTCAGGTCGCTGCCGTAAATCACATACGGGTAACGGCTGCTCATAGTTTCCACCACACTGTTTGGCTGTGTTCTGGTCGTACTGGTCACACTGGCATCAAATAACAGGTGGTAACTAATGTCTCCGTCTGTCAGCACCGCACCGTCAAAGCTGCTCAAAATCTTGTTCGTGAACATATCCTGCTCGGCATCGTCAATAATCGGCACAAACGCATACTCATACTCGGTGTTGCGCCCGTCTGCGTACCAATCAATGTGTACCCAGTTGTTCAGTTCTTTTTCCCATTCCTTCAGGGTTTCATCATTCACCGGGGTTGGCCGGTGCTTGGTCGCCAGGGTGATCCAGTTATAGGTTCCAACCCGGCGTCGTTTTAACCGCATCTCGCTGATCTGTTCTGCCCGGTAGCGCAGGTTGCCGCCCAGGGTGTCACCGTTAAAAGCCGCATAAATGGCCGTCTGGGCCTGCCATCCATTGTCCAGGTTGTACTTGCCGTAATCCTTGTCGGCATCACGGCTTAACAGCAGGTCGTCATAAACACCGTTCTGCAGTTTCAGCACATTCAGCGCCTCATTATAGGGCGGGTATGGCAAAATCGCATTCTGTCCCATCAAAATATCGGCTCCCACAATCATTCCACACCCCTCCTTTACTCCCAGTGCAGCTCAAACAGGCCGCCCTGGTTTTTCAAATACACCTTAAACCATCCAGTCGGCGCACTGGTTTTTACATTGCTCTGCAAACAGTATCCACCGCAGGTCAGTTCCAGGTAATAACATGTTTTCTTTTCGTTCGTCTGGTAGTTGTAAGCATTGCTGCTGTAATCGTCCGCAATGTCGCGGCGGCACAAAAACAACTTCAAAGCATACGGATCTTCATCCATTGTCGGCATACTGATCCCGTTGCTCCGTTTGTTCCACAGCCCAATCAGCAGCTTGTTCCAGCGGTCGCTTCTCATATTCAGCCCCAGGGCATAGCTGCTGTCCACCACGCTTCCTTCTTCCACATGGCTGCCCTGTACCTTAAATCCGTCTTTGAACGTCATGTCGGCCTTAACCGGGTCGGTGTCGTCCACCGTCAGGTCTACTGCCTGGTCCCCGGCCGATCCGCTCACATAGTGGTAATCATCCTTGTTGTCGTTGCGGTCCTTGCCCTCAATCGTCACAACATAAGATTTCACCCAAATGCAGCCCTCTTCATAATGGTTTTCCAGCGCCACAGCCGCATAGCCGTCACCGCCCACATAGCCAATCAGCAGCTCACAAAATCCAGTGTCCAGCTTCATGCCGTGCTGGGTAATGCCCTGTGCTCTGGCGTAATAAGTCGTGTCATTGCGTAAGTTGCTGATAATATACGCCTTGTCCGGCACTCGCAGTGTCTCGCTGCTTTTCACCAGGCTCTTGCTGGCATCATACAGTTCAATCGTATATTCGTTCAGTTCTTCGCCCTGGGTGCTCTCGTATTGCACTGTAAACTCAAAAGCACTGTATTCAATGTTGGTTTTGTCCTTGGTGCTGATCTCTTTGAACTTAAATACCGGTGTCTCCACACAATAAAACAGCAAGATGTCGCTCCATTCGCTCCACGCACTGTCTTGGCCGCACACCCGTACCTTAATGCCAAACGCCGCGCTGCTGTTTGTAATGCTGCTGGCCTTCAAAGTAAACTCGGATCTCTGGGTACTCACCTCACCGCTCTGGTAAGTTGGGCTGCCCAGTTCCTCAGCACTCATGGCATTGGCCCAAATTTGTGCCTCCACCTTGGTAATCACACCAATGTATCGGAACCGGAATGTATAATCTTTTGTCGCATCAAATGCTGATACGGTATATAATGCTGGTTTGCTCATCCTCCCGCCACTCCCCTCCCTCTCTAAATAACAAAAAGCCGCCCAACCAATCAAGGTCAGGCGGTTATTTTTATTTTTTCAATAATGCTATTAGCTTATATTTATTTTACGCTTTCTTCTGGCTTATCCTCTGCTGCATCGGCCGGCGTATCTTCAACCTTTTCTGCCGCAGCCTTCTTAGCCGCTTCCATCTCTTCCTGTATCGCGCTCTTGCGGATATTCTGCACATCACGCAGCAAACTCTCCAAAATCAACTCCACTGCATACGGCGGCAACCCAATCTGGTTTACACCGTCACAAATGTAAGTCTTCAACTGTTCGCACTTCAAGTTAAAATTTTCCATCATAAAAGCTCCTCATCAAAATTAAACCAAAATGCCGCCAATAAACCGCAGCCCATGCTGTTTCAGCTTTACATCGGTCACATAACCCTGCGCATTTTTTACAAGCTCAATACCATAAATAAACGGTACAGCCTGGGTATTTGCGTCAAGAGTGGTTACTTCTTTGCTGCCGTCCCAGCCTAAAGTTTGGCCGCCCCAGTTAGTAGTGCCATCGTAGACATAAAAAGCAGGAATACTGCTTCCTCTTTTATATAATTGAATATTTGCTTCGGATTGTATTGTTGAAAAAGAAGCTACAAGCGTAGAACTATTACATGTAAGGCTCCCATATTGGGTTGGGGCACCATCATCACTACTAACACCAAAGCTAATGCTGGTAGTTGTTAAACCTTCAGCGCTTAGAGTGGTTGAATGTTCAGAGCCATCGTCGTCTTTTACACGAAAAGAAATATTATAACTATTCAAGGAAGCTTCAGAATTTATATTTTCAAATGTTGCCCCTGTATGACCGTTTATTTTCAAAGAACCGTCCCAGCAAGGATTGCCCTTATAGTCACGGGTTTCACCGTAAAGGTGTACTAGCGTAGAATCTCCAGATTTAATAAGGATAGAATTTTTATCAAGCGTTGTAACAAACTGCCCATCAGTCGTATGAACTACTGAATTATCCAGATCAAAATAAACGCTTCCATCCTTGGAGCTAATCTTACCAGTTTTAATCAGGTCAGAGTTAATCTCACCAGACTTAATATAGGTCGCATTAAAATACACATTCCCATCTTCAATAAACATACCCTGGCTTGCTCCATTATTGGTCAACCGGTTAAAGATATCTTTCTGTGTCAGCTTTTTATCAACCGCATCAACCACTTCGTCTTTGTTCGTGTAATTGTCTTTCTTGCCCCAATCTCCGGTATCATATGCCTCGCCTTTCGCCTTGGGTTTTCCACAAACAAGTACTTCTGCCCCTGTGTACCACAAATCACCTTCGTCATACGGCGGGTCGGGGTGTTCGTCCTTGCTGGCATCCGCCGTAAACACACGCCGCTTTCCATCCGCCGTATCCTGTGCCTTGCTGGCCGCCTCAAGTGCATTGGTTACATCCTTGTCCTGCACCAGCTCCCACTTGTAGCTGCCATCGTCACCTTTCATAAATCGGTATGCTTTGCCTGTCTCTGTGTTATAAAACAGGTCATCCACATGTTTTTCTTTTTCTTCATCTGTCGTCCAGCTCTTGGCCGGCTCGTTATCCAGCGTAGGGTCATAGGCGTAAAAGTGCTGCTCGGCCTTGCTGTCAATCTGGTCCTGCATATCTTTTGTTACACCATCCACATAATTTTTCATGTCATTTTTGCTGGCGTAACTATCCTTTTTCACCCAATCGCTGGCATTATATTTGTCACTGGCCGTGCGTGCTACCGTACAAACCAGAATGTCTTCTCCATTAAACCACAAATCGCCCGTGTCATACGGCGGCTCCGGGTGCTCCCCCTTACTGGCATCAGCCGTAAATACTTGGCGCTTACCATCTCCGGTGTCTTGTGCCTTGCTTGCGGCTTCCAGCGTATCCAGCGTTTCCTTATCTGTCACTTCTACCCAGCTGCCGGTTTTTGTTTCTTCGTTGTATGTCCACTGCCAGCCTTTCTTGCTGTCGGTGTTATAAAACAAATCGCCGTTGTGCGCTTTCTTTGTGGTGTCGTCTTTCCAGCTCATAGCAGGCCAGTTCTCAAGCGTTGGGTCATAGTTATAAAAATACTGTTCGACCTTGCCGTCCACCTGTTCCTGCAGCTTGTCAACCTTATTCACATAATCTTTCAGGTCTTCCTCAACCTTGTCCTGCTTTAACAGGTTCCGGTCAATTTCATACGGCTTAATGTACAGCCGCTTAAAGTCATTCTGCGGGGCAATCACAGCCACGGCATCGTTCACCTGGAACAGCGCATTACTCGCAATGGTGTATTCCTTGCCAAAAGCCGCCACCACATAGCCGCTGTGGTCATCCAGCACCTTCACAATCGTGCCAACAGCTGTACGGTCAAACTTGGCATTGTTAATCAGTCTCTCGCAGTAACGCTTCACCTCTTTTGCCAGGTCTTTCAGCCCCGCAATGGCATCATCCAATGTGTTCTTCGCCATAGCTTTTCCTCCAAAATAAAAAAGCCGGGCAGCCACATAGGCCACCCGGTATATCGTCATCGGTATTATCGCTTAAACCAATATTTCTTTACATCTGATTTTTCATCATAAGATAATTCAATATACTTGATTTTCTCTCTTGGTATTGCAACAATCTGGTCATCTATCGTAACAAGTTCATGGCCATGGTCATCTGTCACCGTATACTCTGATAAGAACAGCATATTCTTTTCAGTTGCCAATCCTGCATAGTAGCCCTTAAACCCATTCTCGTTATTTGTTGCTACCATCATATAGGTGCCAAGCTCATAGTCAATAATATCTTCCCACACATCGCTACTTGGGGACCACTTGAATAATTTAAGCAACACCCGTTTAACCTTTGTGCTTCTGCGTAAGATAGATAAAATTGCACCAAGAACACAGGCCACAATATACTGTAGCTTCTTGGTCGGCACTACCTGCATAAGCAGAAAACTAATTATCACAGAATAAATCAAGTAGTGCTGCGGCAACTGTTTATCCAGCAACCGATTGTAAACCCATAACATTAACACGCCAGGCACTACATACTGCAAAATGTCAGGTATCATAGCAACCAGTGCATTTAAGTATTGTGTTATCTCCATAAAATTACTTCTCTTTTTTGGCGTTTTTATCCTGCCAGGTTTCTTTGTTTTTATTTTCTTTGGCCTTATGGGCTTCCGGGTTAAACGTAAACTCCGTGTTCGGCTTGTTTTGGCTCTCAGTCTTTGCCATCGGTACAACACTTCCTACTTTATTATAATAGGGTCATTATACCATACAAAAAGCCGGACAACAACAATCTGTTACCCGATGTAAATTGACTTAGTTATATAAGGGACCTAACCGCTGATTCCTCTCGGTTGGTTTCCCTCTGTCCTGTTTGTAATTACCGCTTGCTGAACTCCTGCGCCATAATGGAGCCAATGTTCTGGTGCAAAATGCGGCCAAAATTTTCAACGTCATTCACACCGTTCATCACAATGTTAATGTCGCCAATGTGTACGCCGCTGCTGCCAGCACTGGCCAACTCAGCGTTCACATTCTCCATCCGCTTCAAAATAGCACTCTCCACAAAAGCTTCCGGGTTAATTGCCGCGCTAAACAGCCGGCGGGTCAGGTTTCCCGGCACAACGCCGTCCCCAACCTCCAGGCTGGTATAGCGTCCGGCTTCCGGCTGCCGTACAACAATCTCAGGCCCAGCCTCATCAACACGCGCACGTTCAAAGGCCGCAACGTTCATAATGCCGGTTGCATGGTTAGCGCGAGTGATCTCGTTTTTCTCCCATTGCAGCTCTTTCTTCTGCTTTTCAATCTCAGCATTATCTTCGTTGTACTTCTTTTCCACTACCTTAATTTGCAACTCAAGGTCTTCAACCTCTTTGGTCTTATCCTTAATCTGCTTCAAAACATCAACATAGTGGTTCTTAAAGTCCGTCAGCACATCCATGCGCTGGCCCAGGATTTTTTCTTCCCAGTCAGCCCCAAGCCGCGCTACGGTATTGATTCGGTTCTGCTCGGTTTCGTAAGCATCCGCAACCTCTTCCCATTTGCTCTTATACTCTTCCAGCTGGTCAATCAGCTTCTTGTTCTGCTCAATCTGATCTTCCACATAGTCCGTCTGGCGCATGTTTTCCGTGTAATCAGAGGTGATTTTATCAATCATGCTCTGGTCCATGTTTAAGATCATCTGATCGGCATTGTCGCCGTACAGCTTGCGCAAAATCTCAAGGTTTTTGGCATTGGTATAAGCATTCTGGGCATCATCAAGCTTTTCTTTGTAATCGTTGTAAGCGTCAATCTTGTCCTGGTTGGCCTGCTTTTTGTCCTCCAGCTCTTTTTCCAGGGCTTCTTTTTCCTTGGTCAGCTTATCAATGGCGTCATTGTGCTCTTTGTCTCGCAAGGCATCATTGTAATCTTCTTCGGCGCTCTTAACAGCACTTTCGTCGGCTTCCCAAACAAAGCCCTTGCCCTCACGGTACACGCGCACATTCTTGGCGGCCAATGCAGCATCCAGCGCAGCTTTCTTCTGTGCCAGGCTAATAGCCTCTTCCTGTGCATCATTGGCCTCGTTCAGCTTATCAATCTCATCCTGCAGCGCATCAATCCGCGGTTGGTAACTGTCCTCCAATTCGTCATTGGCTTTTTCCAGTTCTTTGACCCGCTGCTCAATTACCCAGTTGGCACCATTGATGGCGGAATCCAGGTTGTCTTTGTCCTTCTCCAGCTTCTCTTTCAGGTCATCCCACTGGTGTTCCAGCCGGTCAATTTCTTTGTCAATGCGGTTGGTTACAGTCTTAATAATGCCATCCAGAACCGTCTGCTCTTTTTCCAGTTCCTTAATAACCTTTTCAATGGCCTCTTTCTGGTCTTCCAACACCTTTTTCTGTGCTTCATAGGTTTCTTTCAGCGCCTGGGCCTTCTTGTCCAATGCGTCAATCGCCGCACTTTGGGCATCTGTGGCACCTTTGTTACTGCTCTTGCCGGATTTAGGCTTGGCACCGTTAAAGCCGCTAAGACCATAGCCATTCATTACGGCCAAACTCTTTTCAAGATCTTCAAGCTGTTTCTGAGCATCTTTAGCTTTGGCTTTCTCTTTTTCTAGATTTGAATTAAGAGCAGCAAGTTTACCCGCTGCTTGTTCAACATCAGGAAGTTGCAAACTATTTCCGAAGCCTAAATTTGGATTAAAGGTTAATTTTTGACTGAGATAGTCGCTGCTAAGTACAGAACTAGCCGAAGGCATAGAACCAATCGCGCCATACAAAGTTGTAAGAATTTCAATTTCTCTTTGGTACCATTTAATACGATCATTTGTCTGCTGAATAGTTGCTTTTGTAGAATCAATCTGGCTTTGCGTTTGAGCAATCATGGCGCTCTTCATCGTGCCAAATTTACCTTCCAAAATACTCTGGCTGATACTTACAACACCATTCTCAACTTCCATGTCGTTGATCAGCTCAGGATAAACCGCCAACAATGCCTGTAAGGATTCACTGCTTAGATATCCTTGCTCGCCCATATCCTTAAAAGCGGATTCAAGAGCTTTGGTTTGTTTGTAACAGTTACTGGTACTATCAGTAAAGTTAGAGAAGAAATTCTGTAAATCACCGGCTGCATCAAACTGCCAGTCATCATCGCTACCATTACCCTTACTCTGCTCTTCATGTAATGCTTGCAACTGGGCAATAAGTCCTTCAGTACTAACACCATATTTATCTGCCAAGTCGGCAGCTTCTTTATAAGCATCACTGCCTTCTTTAATCGCTTGCCCACCATTGATAGCATCGTTCAGCGCCTTAACACTATCCTCGCCATCAGCAACAGACTGAGTAAAGTCGTTGGTAGCCTGGGTAATGAGAGGAATATTGTTAATGTATAGATTCCAGAAATTCAAGAAGGCTTGCTGGTCATCCGACAAATTTTTAATACGTTCTTGGTATTTGCTCTTGTCGTCATCTGAGCTAAACTCATTTGGGGCGTTATTGAGCAACGTATTCATCTCGGTATTAAAATCGTCGCCCATTTCTTTAATGTAATTACGCAAGTCTTCCTGAAGCTTATGAAATCCGGCAATTCGTGCATCGTATATTTCCTGAGGTATTTTTTTATTAGCAAGATCTTCATCAAGATGTTTTATGGCTAAGTCCGTTTTTTTATAATCAGCTATAACTTGCTGCAACCGTTCATGCTGATCGCCTTCATATGTTGCCTGAATACTAGGAATAACTTTTCCCGAAGACTTGTCTTGTTGATCATACACCGCTTCACGGGCATCATGAGCAGTTTCTTCAGCCAGCTGTTTTGCAAGCTCAAGGTTGGTTTCAAGATATTGCTTTTGCCGCACTAAATAACTGAAACTTTGTTTATCTACAATATCACCAGTAGTAGTGCTCCGGCACTCATCCATCTTAGCCTTAAGTTCTTCAATCTGCTTAGTCAGCTCTTCAACTTTCTGCGTGGCTTCTTCATGGGCCTGGCTCATTTCGGCGGCTTTGTCGCGGGCATGCTCATAAGGGTGAAACAAGTATTCATCTGCAAGTTTCACAGCAACACCAACAACCGCCGCTACAGCCGCTATTGCAATATTCCAACCAATACTCTTTAACGTTGCCCCCAACGCCGCTGTCACGCTGGTAGCCGTCCGTGTGCTGGCCGCATAAACCTTCATCACGTCATCCAAGTTGTTGGTGTTCCGCGCAACATCCTTAGCTACTTGGCTAGAATCTTTGAGGGCAGAATCGAGAATTTTATTTCTTGTGGCAGCCGTATCCATCTCTTTTGAAAGAGCTTTAACACGATCAATATAGCTTTGAAGTGCTGCTGTATCTGTGGCAACTTGGTCATTGTCCATAAATCCGGTGGTCTTCTTAAACAATTCTTGTATCTTTTGTTGTATAGATAATTATTGTGTGATATAATCATTATAAGGTTATAATTACTGTTTAAGGAGAGTGGAAATATGAGTGTCACAGCTGACTGGAGATACACAATTTGCCCTCATTGCGGCTATGTCAATTTTTATCTTGAACAGCCTAAATTTCCAATCTGTGAGTGTTGCGACTACGAAGACCCTATTGTAATGACATATGATGATTGTTTAGCCGTTGGTCGTTCGGTAAATTCTCAAAATGCGCTTGAAACAGAAGAAGCCCTTCGTGAAAAATATGTTTATCCTAGTGAACACTTTAGCAAAATAGCTTATAACCATATGCTAAAATATCGTGAGGAAGTTGAAAATAAAGCTAAAGAGGATATGGCTAATTTTGGAAATCCGCATACTCCCAAATGCCCCACTTGCGGCAGTACCGACCTGCGCAAAGTGTCTGTGGGTGCAAAGGCCGTGTCCGTGGGCCTATTCGGTATCTTTAGCCAGAAAGTTAAAAAGACTTGGCATTGTAACAGCTGTGGATATGAATGGTAATGCTGCGCAGCGCGGTGTAGGATAGGAGTAAGCCATGACAGAAAAAGAGCTGCAAGAGATTGACGCCCGCATTGCAGAGCTGGAAGCTCAAAGCAAAGAATATGAGCGGCAGATCAAAGAACTGGAAAAGGAAAAATCTAAAGCAGATGAAAAAATTTCTGATCTAGAAACACAAGCAAGCACATGCCGAGTTCTTAATTCTATCAATGATGTAACAGAAGAAAATTCGATGCAAGTTTTGTTATATAAAGATACTAGAACAACACCTATTATGAGCAAATTTTATGATTCCGATAAAAGTTTTTTAACAATCCCAGAATTTATGTACCCAAGAGCCTTCCTATTAGTTATAGCAAAATATCATTATGGTATACAATATATTGATTCCGGCATGACAATGACCGACTTAAAACAGGAAGGATGTTCTCCAGAAAGTCGTGTTAAAAAAATTGCCATGTCAGATCAAAAAACCAGAATGTCTGCCCTATACAAAGAATTATATAAAGTCATAACTAAACCAATAAACGCTGGAGATAAAATCCCGTTTGAATATCCCGTTCGCCTCGGTGGGCAAACATACAACAATCAAACTGGTTATGGCAGAACTTATTATGGTTATGACGAATACGAAGAAGGAACCTTGTATGGTGAAACTACAGGATTTGTTGTAATTGGCATAATCGGGAAAGACTGGCCTGTATATTAACATCCAACAATGTCAACCGCGTGTGCGTGAAGTGTAAGACGAGGTTCTGAGGATAAGGCGAACTATAAGAAAAAACCAACAGCATAGCCACTGTTGAGTTCTTTACACACCTTATCAATTATCAAACCAAGATTTCTTTACCTTAGAATCTTCAGGGTAAGTCAAGCTCGTATATTCAATTCTGTTCAACGGCACAGTGGCTATACTGCATTCCGGCGTGTCAAACTCGTCTCCTGTCGCATTATAGAGCTTGTAATCCTTTACAATTACTCCCATGGCATCTTTATCAATTCCAATATATATACCGCTGACAATCCATTTATCAGTTTTAACGTAAATATAGGTGCCCTTTTCGTAGTCTATCACATCGTAAAAAACAGTTTTACTGGGCGAAAAGGATATCGTTTTTTTGAAAAGATTTTTTACCCAGGTGGTACGGCTCAAGACATACACAATAAGAGCTGCTACAACTGCAATTACAAAATCCCATACCACATTATTAACACAAAGAACAAGAATAAAGCTAACTACAACAGAACACATAATATAATGTTCTGGTAGTTTTTTGTCATGCAATCGCGTATAAATCCATAAAAATATAAACCCTGGCGCAATGTATTTAAGTACCAAAGGCACGGCTTCAATATAACTAATTATATCCGTTGCTGTCAATTAGCATCACCCCTTATCATTTTTTGGTTTTGACGGCTTCTGGATATCCTCTTTTCGTGTTCCTTTATTCTTAGGAACATAAGTGAATTGCTGGCGGCGGATCTCTTCTTGTTTCTTTTCAAGCTCAGTCATTATACAACCACTCCTTATTGATTGTTGGAATAATTATATAATAGCATAGGTGTGTAGTTAATACAACATTAAACCGGTATTACCGAACTATAACAGACATTAACATATACGACATTCCTATGGTCGCAAAGAAACATAAAATAGCTAAAGCGAAATCTCCACCGTCCATAAAGCTCACCTCATAAAAGGAATAAATCATGACACCTGACGAAAATCTACAGGAGCTTCAGACTCAAAATACAGAATCTCCTGCACCTCAAAAACATAGGCTACCTACTATCCGTTCTGCCATTCCTGCTGTTCTTATAAATATTACAACGCTTGCTATCGCCGCTCTTTGTTTCTTTGGTTGGTATGATAACCAAAAGCCTATTCTAATTCAATCGGGGTACGATCAAGGCTACTCCGAAGGATACGACATAGGACATCAGAACGGTTATGACGCCGGTAACTCCTATGGTTATGATAAAGGCAAGTCAGACGGCTATGATGCTGGTTATAGTGCCGGTAAAAAGAAAGCCTATACTTCCGCATACGAAGACGGGAAAACGGCAGGATATAATCAAGGCTATTCCATTGGAGAACAACACGGCAAGGAAGAAGCCAGCAAAGAATCATATAACGAAGGATATGAGGCTGGCAAAAAAGACGGATACAACAGCGGTTACTCTGCTGGTCAATCATCGGTTCAATCTTACTCTACTCCCACTTCTTCTGAAACAACAAATTCAGCATCTGTGATTACCGATAGTTACACAGTCTATGTTACCAAAACAGGCTCTAAATATCATCGTGCAGGTTGTTCCTATCTTCGTAAAAGCAGTATGGCTATGGATCTATCAGAAGCACGAAAATACTACACGCCATGTAGCCGTTGTAACCCTCCGTCTTAAATTTTGAAGATTGACGATAAGCCTTCCTTTAGTTCTTCAAAAAACTGTTCAACATCCTGTGTGTTGTTATTGGCGTTTTCCTGCCCCTGTAATTCTTTAATTAGCGCCGCAAGCTCTTTGGCGTTGCCCGTAATCTGAATTGTCATAAAATCCTCTTCCTTATATATAGATTGGCTACTTGGCATAAACATCTCTCTGGTACTTTTGCGATTGTTTAGATTAACGTTCGGTTTATATGTAGCACCCATAATCACCCCTCCGTTCCTTGATTTTTAAGGCAATTAAAACAGCCGCCGTTATAAATTCCCATCATCGCAAACTTGTCCATTTGCTCCGCTTGGTTTGCCGTCAGTCTTTTGCAGTTGATTGCTACTGCCCGCATAGCGTATTCGCATTTGTAAATCATTGCGTCTTGCTCAGAACTGTACTCTCGCTCAAATAGTACCTTGCACTGGCAAGGCTTCAAAATACCTTCCATAAATGCCATAAAAATTTCCTCAATTTCCTATTATCTCCATTAGGAGGTGTTTTATAATGTCAAACATACAAGGAACACATATTTGCACTTATTGCGGGCAGACGATTCATTGGTATCTTCCATCAAGAAATCGCTATGCGTCAACAGGGACTTATCAATTGTTTACGATGCCAAGCGTCGATAAAGATAGTGTTCCTGTAAAAGAGGACATAGACCCAGACACCTGTGAGCTTATTTACTCATATGATTGTCCTCTTTGTGGTCAGTACAATTCTTTCCCTCGCACTTGCAACAACAGCTCTGAATAAACGCATCTAAAACTTTCTTTTCAGAATTGTAATCCATGTCCTTATAAGTTATGTCGCTACAATCAATTAAAATTATGTGTTTTTCTTTCCCGTCATCACAGCAATAGCACAACTCGTCTTGTTTTACGTCATATGTACGGTTAAACAACAATTCTTTTTGGCACTGTCTTAATAAATCATTTGGTTCCATAAAAAAATTACCTCTCAAAAATACCAAAAGCCCCGGCCATTAAAGGTCAGGGCTTGTTTTTATTATGTATTACATGTTTGTAAAATCGATCGTTCCGTGTGCGGGGTATTCAAACGATATTCGCATCGCGCCATTGTAATTAGTTACAGCCAAGCTTCCCTGAGAAATAATATCCATCCCAATCAAAAAATCAAAGCCGTCTCCGTTATTTGTAAAGAGTGAAGCCTGGATGTCAGAGAAAACAACATTATTCTGCAGCGTAAGAGAAATATTATATTTTGGTGCGACAATTTTACCATTCGCCGTATGGTATTCCTTACCTTTGATCGGAACAACATTTAACTTATTTACAACTGCTTCAGTTATTCCGCTGTCAACAGAACCAGTATCAATCAGTCCCCATCCCTCATAGTGCTCCCCATTAGCCTCCGCCTTTACGCGGATAAACAATGCTGTAGATGTTACACCATAAGGGACAGTAAAGGAACTCATTTATATCTCACCTGTTGATCATATATTCTTCCCCATTTTTCCAGGTTAATGGGAACCCTGTACCATACAGCTGGATGTCGCTTTGAGTTGTCTGGATCGATATAATCATCGCGTCCAGCATACACAATGGTTTCATCTTTTACTTCAACAGTTAATCCATCATAGTTTTCAAAAAGCCATTGTTTATGCTCTTCAATCCACCTATGATTTTTATACTGTTTGTATCTGTAAATTACCTTATCAATTATACCATTCAACCACTTCACTTTCAACTCATCTCCTCAAAAACCACCTTCGTAAATTTTTTATAACCTTCTTACGGCTTTCCCGTAATGTTCTGACTGTCTTTCTTCCCGTCTGGTTTTCACCATGGAATAGGGCTACCCATACAGTCGATGAACCAAAACACCAAAGTTCACACATCTTCTTCTGCGTACATTCCTGCACGCGGTGTTTCGGCTGCTGATTAAGCATTGTTTACGCGGGTTAGCACCACCCCGCAGGGGCGGTTTTTCTCTCAGCATACCGCATCCGCATACTTGTTTCTGCCTTTCGGCTCCATCGTGTTCCATTACCGGCTCACTATGGCTATGCGGCTCTTAGCCTTTCCCAGCAATTTGGGTATTTAATTATTTGGCACCTGCATCCTACACAACTATTCCCCTTGTGTAAACGGGCATACAATTTACCACTGGTGCCTTTGTTTTTAATAAGTGATACTCCAAGCGCTGCGCCAATACCACCTATTGCAGTTGGTATTAGTCCAATATTATCAACAAGCTTCACAGCTTCATCAGCAAGATTGGCAATATGTGTTGCTAATTCAATAAAGAATTTTATCAGATCGCTATCCAGCACATCCTTGGAAAGTTTCTCAAATGCTGCTGTGAACTGCGAGATTTTACCATTGATGCTATCAAGGTAAGTCTCGTTTTCTTTTGTGGCGCTGCCGGCAGATTCAGCGGCAGTCTTGGCGGCATTCTGTGCGTCCTTCCAGTTGTCCAGCATACCGGAAACAACGTTAGCGCGGTTCTTGCCAGCAACCTGTTCCAACAGGGATGCTTTGTCAACGTCGTTCATTTCTTTCCAGACGTTGGCAATGCCTTCCATGATTTCATAGGTTGACTTAAAGTCTCCACTCTTGGTCAGGATATCAAATCCACCTTTGCCGTCAACATTGGTCAATGCCTTAATCTGTTCTCGCAGCTTGGAGGTGCTCACCGCAACGTCGTCCGTGCTTTCGCCCATCTGTTCAAGATCGGTCTTTGCGCCACGGATGCGCAGTGACAATACTTTTAGCGCGTTACCTACCGACTCCGGGTCCTGCGCAACATCATTGGCAGCCACAATCATACCAATACTCTGATCCAACGTGTTTCCTGCGGTATGCAAGGCGGATGCCGAGCGCTGTAGCGCACTGCCAACTCCAGCCGAGGAGATAGCATAATTATTACCCACCTCATTAAATTTATCAACAATGCTGGTTACATCTTTTGCTTCAACGCCAAACGCTTTCATTGTGGAAATGATAGATTCACTAGCGTCATTGACACTAGAAATACCATCCCCCACATGTTGGTACAGAACGGCCGCGTCAGCCAATTCTTTGGCATCTTTCAAATTGTAACCTAACCGTGCAAAATCAGCACTGGCCGTTACAATATCGCTGATAGAAGTGCCCAGGTTCTTTGCTCGCGTACCGGCATCATCCAAAAACGCATCGTATGTATTATCAGTTTCGTTTGTAACCTTTTTCAGCTCGGTCATGGCAGAATCAATATTCACCACGTTCTGGTAAATCTGTCGTAACCCTTGCTGAACCATGTTAATTACCTGGCTGGCAAACTGACTCTTGATATTTGTCTCAAACAGCTTTTTGAACTTCATCGCCAGCGTGTCAGTTTCAAGGCCAGCATCCTGTACTGCTTTTTTCAGTTCTGCAAATTCCTTGGATGCTTCGCTTGCATATTCCTGGCCGTTTTGCTGTGTGATTTTCCCGGATTCCAGCAATTTCTGGTAGCGTTCAATATACTCAAGATACCGTGCATATATCGCAGGATCAGTTGTAATTTTAGAGTTATTAGACAAATACCTCTGTGCTGTATACAAAGAATTAGAAACACTCTTAATATAAGTGTTCACATCACGCTGAGATTTAAGAGCGCCATTAAACTTATCAGCTTCCGCCTTTGTTTCGCCAATCTTTGTTTTAACAGCGTTCAACGCATCAGAGACACTTTCAATCGGTGTTTTGGCATTTTCAAACTGTTTGGCCATCGCAGCAATAAAAGTTGGAACGTCAGCCGCAGATTTAACCTTTTCGGCTTCTTCAACCATCTTTTTAAGAGCGCTTTCAGTTTGCTGGTAAATACCATTATCCTTGAACCCTTTGTTACCAGCACTCCGCTGTAAGGTCGTTAGCATCGTCTGGTAGTTTGCCAAAAAGTCCTTAATCTGCTCAAACTGGCGCTCATTACTTCTAACGCTATTATCAGCCATGGTGTCATTGGCCGTCTTTACTGCTGTCGTAAATTTGTTAGCAGCATCCTGGCCATTTTTCATGGCGGTTACGAGCTTGTCAAAATTATCGGAACTCCAATCATCCTCATATGCTTTGCGGGCGTCTGCTATTGTAGTCTTAGACTCCTCAAATTCTTTCCGCAGGCGTGTAATCTTAGCACTTTCTGCGCCGTCAACATTCAAATTCAGAGCTTTGTTAATCGCAGCAGTTGGGTCGATATTTTTTAACTTTTCTTTTTGGTCAGCGACGGATTTAACAGCTTTTGAAGTAGTGCTAATCACTCCGTCAGTTACCTTAGCAACTCTTTGCTCAATGTCGGTTAAGTTTTTGTCGTAGTCCGTCAAAGCCTTTAATGACACTATATCCTTTTTATCCAGTGCAGATTCTAACTGTGGACCAAGACGCTTTGCGTCTACTTCAATTTGCTCTAATGCACTATGAAACTCATTAAAAGCTTTACCGTTACCTTCAATCTCTTTGCCCTTAGCGATCGTGTTATTCAACGCATCAAATCGCTGCTGTAATTCTGTAGCAAGAGCCTGCCGCTGTTCAAGGTCTTGCGCACTCTTAATTGCGCTTTGTGCCGCTGCCTTGGCCGCTTCCTGGGTCTCTTTATTGACCTGCTTTACACCTTCCGCCATCTCGGTGGTCCGGCTAACAATATCTGCCCATGTTGTTGCGGCTTTTTCGCTGCCATTATAAAAGGCAGTAATGTCATCATTCAGTTCAGCAAATTGCTTGGTATAACTATCTTTTACAGTGCCTTCCGGTATCTGCTTAATCATTGCACCAAGATTGCCGGTCTTCATTGCCAGCGATGTCACTCGGTCGTTGTTGGGGCTAGTCTGCAGCATCGCGTCCTTGCGGATCTTAGTGGAGATTTTCTTAATCTGCTCATCAACAGAGTTGTTAATCAGCTCCGCAAACTGGTCCATGTTTACCTCGTCGGTCATGGTTTTCAGTTTGGCAAGGTCCGTCATGCTGTCCGTAATGCTCTTGGCTGCATTCGTTAGGCTATTAAATACGGCAGTAATTTCCGCAAAGCCATTCACAATGTCAGTCTTGGCCTTTTTAGCATCAACTGTACTTTGCTGTGCCTTGGCAAGTTTTGCATCAAGGCCGCTGGTATCTTTCAGCGTAGCCAGTGCCTGACTCAATGCTTCATCCAGTGTTGCCTTAAATCGCTGAGTGGCTTCTGCTACTGCTGCATCAACTTTCGGCGTCACCGTCTTGCCGTTTTCATCTTTCGGCAGTTTAACGTTGTTGATGGCACCCAGCTCACCAATGGACTTCTTATAAAAATCAACGATGTTGTTGATAAAGTTTCCAAGCTTGCGGTAAGTTGTTGCATTCTTGCTGCCATCAATCTCTGCCACTTTGTCCAGGTTTTCCTGTAACCCTGCTGCAATGTTAGCATAACTGGTAAACAGCCGCTTCAATCGGTTTCCGGCGTTCACAAGGGTCTTTACACTAGCATCAATTGTTCCGCTGGCCTGCGCAGCTTCGCTCAGTGCGGTGGTAGCCCGGCCAACCTTTTCGCCGGCATTATTCAGGGTCGCACCAACAGTTTCCATTTGGGCAGAAAGCTCCTGTGCAGCACTCTGCTGTTGTTTTGCCGCATCGGCCGTTGTAGTCGCGGTGCGCTCGCCAGCGGTTTTATAAGCCAGAATAATAGCGTTTACTTCATCAGATGCCGCAATAATCTGCGCTGCCTTTTCAGCAAACCCATCCGTTGCAGCTCCAATCTTTGCAAACTTGGTAAATATCGTGTGGATCTGGGTACTGGCCTCATTCGCTTTTGTAACACTGACGGACACATCATCCATGCTGGCAGTCTCAGTGGCGACTTTCTTCCCGCGCTTAGCTGTGGCTGCAGTCCCGTTCATCAGGCCGGCAGTATTTTTAATGTCTGCCAGGGATTCACTATACTGCTTAAAAGTATTGTTTAGGGCAGTTGCAGCCTCAATCATGGGGCGGGTCGCTTCTTTTGCTCCGTCTGCACTGGTAGCCGCTGTTTTCAATTCGGTCGTAATGGTGCTAATTGAATTACTGGCATTGGTGATAGCATTTTTAACCGCGTCCGCCGCTTTTTCTGCGTTCAATACCAACTGCTGCAGCTTTACAGCTTCATCAACCTCGGTAGTATCCGCTTTCTGCGTCTTTTTGCCGCCGCGCTTTCCTTTGGCCGTTTTATCTTCCTTGGTTAAGCTGGTCAAAAAGGCCGTCGAGATTGCCAAAGTTTTATTGATGCTCTCAATGGCCGCATTAAATTCAGCAGCTTTTGTTTTGGTCGTTTCAAGCTTCGGGTTGCTCTCTACCACAGAATTAACAAACGCAGAAACTTTATCCAAAACATCTTTTACCTTGCTTGGGTTAATTGCCGAAAGCGTTTCAAGCAAGGTTTTCGCATCATCAGCCTTGTCTTTACCGTTTGTAATACCGGTTGCCTCAGATTTCAATTTTGAGATTTCATCCGCAATCTGCTCTTTTTGCTTAACTAGAGTTTTAAGGGCATTGATGCTATCTTGGGTTGCTTTTACGATAGCCTTTTCAGCTTCCAGAGTTCCCTGCTTAGCTCCGGTAATTTCCAGCTGAGCATTCTTCATTTCATTAAGTTGCTCAACAATATACGAACTGGTTTCTTTTACGCGGGTATCGATCTGTTCGTCGTCAAGATCAACATTAAGCTTAACTTTATTGTCAGGTTGCTCCGCTACCTCATCATATTTTTGCGATAACTCTTTGGTTTTCTGCTCAATCTCTTTGCCGATGTCTTCCGTAACAGAATCTACATTTTCGATAGCTTTCTTCCTTACATTGTCAGGTAAAGCCCCGATCACATCTGCCATCTGTGCAAAAAGAGCTAGATATTTTACAGCAGCCTTTTTAGTTGCTTCTTCAGTGTCAGCAGAAATAACCTCTTTCGCTGTAGCGGCAAGTTTATCTTTCAACCCATTAAAAGCTTCACTGATTTTATCAAATGCTTTATCTGTAGTTGTTTCTACATCATGAGTAGACACTTCTGCAATTTCACCGTATTTTGTTACAATTTCCGCAATAGCTTCCTTGGTAGCATTTTCATCATTTGCTATATATTGTGCAAGTAACCCATTGTCACCAGCACTGATAACTTCAGAATATAAATCTAAAATACTTTTAATGCTAGATTTACTGCTATTTTGGATATTGTCAATGACAGTTTTTACTTTCTCAGAACCCTCATTTAGCCCCTCTTCAATAGCATTAAACCCGGACAATACACTATTTTTTATATCATCTTCAGATTCCGCGCTAAAAGAAATGTCTGTGACGATTGCTGCAATATCTTTTTGAACGGGTTTTAATGACTTTATGCTATTTGCTGCAGTGTTATTGTTTACACCCTCACTACTAGAAATAACTTTATTAAAATCAGAAACGGCTGTGCTTAATTCTACATAAGCGTCTCGTTCACGATTAAGGTTTTTAATAATAGCTGAATTATCGATCTTACCCTTTTGTGTTGAAGTCAACTGAGTTTGATCATTTAGATTTTTTTGAGCGCTTGTTTGTTTATTGATTGCGTCAACAGCATTTTTTCGCTCTTGGGCACTTTGGGCTAACAGATTTACATTTGTGATCAGTGCCGCCTTTTCACGCTCCTGGGCTTGACGAATGACTATAGCAGCCTGTTGTGCGCTTTCAGCATAAGAATCCATTTCTTTTCTAACTTTCTCCATGCTGTTCTGTAATGTACTGGCTACCGTCTTGCTAATTTTCGTCAGCTGCTTTTCAAGGCTCTTAGGATCAATCTGTACATTAAACTTTTTGTTTTTCGCAATCTCATCCAGTTTCCCCTGCACACCACCGCCGTCAGGTTCCACCTTTAACTTAATACTTAAATCTTCCGCCATATACTTTCCCCCTTACGGTTCGGCTCAAGCCTTCAAAGGCCGATTCTTTTCAAATCAGCCGCTCAAGACAAGAGCCGAAGCTCTCGTCGCGTTAGTTATCAGGGAACTGCTCTTTTATGGCTTTCACAATCTCTCCATGTACGGCGCTGTTCCCATCTGCGATTTCTTTTGCCGTGTTTGCCACAAACGGGCGCGGGTGCAAATAGGCCGCATCAGGTGGCGACCCCCAAATGTTTTTCACATCGCCCTTCTCCACCATCTCAGCAAGCGGTGTATTGGTGCCGGTTTTGTACTGCCCACCAACGGCTGATTCATTCGGCACACCAATATCCTTTACCGTAAGCACATGTTCTCTCACGCTGCTCACCACGCTGCTGTCGGCTTCCAATGCTCCTTCGCCCTGGCCGCGGCGCTCATATACTTTTGGCTGGTATACATCCAGTACATCTTCCTGGATATGCTTCTTCAGACAATTCTCCACAGCCGTTTTCGCCCCGCCATTCAGTGCCAGGTTAATTCGCCGCTGCAGTTCCAGTTCCAGCCCTTTCTGTGTGCTTACCGTCTTGGCCATTTAACTCTCCTTGCCGTTCACAACCTCAATCTTCACGGGTGGCTTCTTTGCGGGCTGCTCTCCTTCACGCACTTTCTTTACCAGATCAGCCAAAAATTCCTGGTCTCCCAGCTGGCTCAAATTCCCTGCAATTTCTGCAAAGGCGTCTGCAATCCGGTCAAGCGGGTCCGGGTGGTTGATCGCATCAAATACCTTCATGTATTTTTCTTTCCGGTCTTTCATCTCGGCTTCACATGCCTCATAAAGTCCCGCTGTAATCACCGCAATATCCGGGTCTTCCACAATTTCAATGCCCTGTCGACTGTAAACAAAGTCGCACATCTCATCTGTGTCCATCTTGTCCAGCTCCGCTTCCGGGGCAAAAAAGGTAATCACCGCAATGCGCCAAGCATAATCAAACAGCGCGTAATACTGCTTGCCGTCCTTCTCGCACATATCGCAAACAAAATCCACAAATCGGATTCTGTCGCCTACACGGATGTTCTTCTTAATTTCCATAAAAAAATACCTCACAAAATAAAAAGCCCCGCCCTTTTCAGGCGGAGCCGTGTTCATGTTCTATTCGGGTACCATGCCCTAATTTTGTCATGCTCAACAAACTTTTCTGTCGTTTCCTGGCATAATCACAGTTTACAGCGTGTCGTAATCAATCCACCCACCACGCCGTTTACGGTACACAATCCAGCGCAAATGCTCGTCCGGGTACAGGTAATCAAACATCTTCCGCTTCATCAGTGCCACAGTGTCCGGGCATCCTTTGGTGTCAATCACCTCTGTTGTGCCGTCTTTATACTTCAACCAAAAATCAGCCACATAGTTTATGGCGCGTACCGTCACAGCTCTTCTCCCACACTGCTTGCAGTACTTTGGTTGTAGCTCATAGGGTTTCTGCAGCTGATAGTCCACAATCTCTCCGCTGGCAACCCCCGGCAGCACAACATCCTTGTAATACTTCATCTCAAGTTCAGAGTCAAACACAATCCCGTCATAGGTGCGTTTGCTCTTGTCACGGCTCACATTATACTTGCTTCGTCCGCTTACTTGCACAGCTCAATCTTCCCGTCTGCAATCTTGAACTTAACCACATCGCCAACGGCATAGCCGTCTTTCACCGGCACCTGGTAGCCACGCCCATCACATTCAAAACCCATGTAGCCGCGTTCCTTGCTGCAATATACAACCACGCCCTTCAACGGGCGCACCTGGCGCTTCAGGGGTACTTTGGGCGGGGCAGCAGTTTCAACAGGTTCAATCTTCACATCGGCAATACCGCCGGTATTCTTGTCTTCCATGCACGCTACTCCTTTCGTGTTCTAAAAATGGAGGAGCTTTTCGCTCCCCCACGGATCAAACATCACAATTCAAACCTATATATAATAAGGTAGGGATTTGCGTTGATCACTCCATAAAGTTCATGTCGTAAATGTCGCCGTCCTGGTTGGCCATGCAGTCAAAGGTAATAGAAACAGTGGTCGGATCACCAGTGTTCTGGAAAGCCAGGCTGAAACTTGCCTGCGGCTGAGCCTTGTAGTAAACCAGCTCGCACTGCACAATCTCGTCGTCCTCGGTCTTGAACGGCATCATACCGTGGATCTCAAAGGCACGCGGGAATGTGTCAGAATCAAACTTGACAGTCTGAACACCATCGTTCTTGTCGTAGAAGTAGTAGGCAATATAGTTCTTGCCGTCCTGCAGGCCAGCGCCAGCAACCTTCTTCTCAGTGGTGGTAAGATCACTGATCTCAGTGCCAGCGTCGTCAGAAACAGCAAAAACCTGCACAGTGCCGGCCTTCGGGGTCTCACTCAGCTCAATGCCATCAGTGGTAGCGGTCAGTACCTCGCGCTTCATAATCTTTGCAACCTTGCCAATGTCCTGGCCGCTCAGCAGGGCAAACAGCTTAACAGGCATGATCTGGGTATCAACCTTCAGGGTGCCTGCACGCTCGCCATCAAAGCCAACACGGTTCGGTGCGCCCTGGCCGCCCTTTGCAAACACGCGGTTTGCGGTAAAGTCAGTGGTGGTCACGTTGGCAAAATCAATGGGCAGAAAAACTTTCTTGGTCTTGTAATCAAGCAGAACCAGATCAGCAACTTCACGGTTCGCCATATTCGGATTTACAGCCATATCTTAATCCTCCGTTATTGTTTATCAGTCTCCATGTGTTTGTACCAGCCGCCAAGGTCGTTCTCGCCACCCCATACGGCATAGTTCATGTCATGGATCTCATTTTGTTTTTTTATGTTCTGACGGTTAAAAGTGTCATGTACCTGGTACACCGTCAAATCATAAATATTCGTATAATTCAGGCTGTTATGGTTTGTCGCCAGCGCAGAGATGATGTTCCCCAACTCCAAATCAGGGTTACTCTTATACCCTTTTCGTTTCGATTTTTCATATTCAGCCTTTTTCTTTTGGAATCGTTCATAAAACTTGCGGGCAGCCTCATTTTTGAACTTCAAGTTTTCCTCCCGCTTCTGGTCTATGTACGCGGTTTGCAGGCAAATGTCGCAAATCTCTGCCCAGTTATCTCGCGTTATGGAACCATCAATCAGGATCTTATCGTCCACCTCAGTTTTATTCACCAGTACAGCATGGTGCGCTTCATCATATTCAAGCGGCGCATCAATAAAAAAGGCCAGTGCGGCAATCATCTCCGCCTGGCTTTCTTTGCTCATACTTAATAAATCAAAGGTGTTAATGGTGGCTTTTTCCTCCTCGCTCAAAGCTTCATACGGGTTCTCCTGCCCTGTTACTTTGGCAATGTCTTCAAACATCGCCTGTGGTGTCAGCAGCAAGGTACTTAGCGCAAACTGATAGCTCGTATAGCCGCGCTTGTTAATGTCGCTCAGTCGGGGCGAGTGTACTCTGCCCACGTTTTTCACCATAAAACCTTCGGGATTCAGCAGTTCATAGTACGGTACTTTCACTTTACGCCACCCATCTTGCGGTTGAACGCCATCACTTCGTATGTAATGCAGCGGCCGTAATAATTATTATTCGGCTTGTATACATCGTTGTTCAATAACCGTACCTTCCCAATTCCAAAATCTTCGCTGCCGTTCAGCAAACGGTCAACGTTCATGGCCAACACATCGGCCTTCGTCCCCAGCACGCCGGGGTGTCGGTAACTCTTCATTACCTTCTTATTGCAATAGGCAAAAATGTACAGGTACACTCTGTATGCCGTATCGCTCGGTGCCTTAGCCACCACGGTCTCCATGCACAGGTAGGTGTCCGCCGTTTCATTGATCTCCGGCACATACTCAAACTCGTAAATATGTCCGGTACTAATGCTCTTATCGCCTAGTAGCATCTCGTCCGTGTCGGTATCATCGTCCACGGGTCCAAGCAGTAGGTTAATAATGGTGTCGTCTTGTGCCAGCAGGGCGGCTACTTTATGTTTGTATTCTCCCAGCTCACTCAGGTTCATACGTCCACCACCTTCACTGCAATGCTGTCTGTACTCTTGCCGTCCGGTGCCACAACCGTCAGTTTCACGGTAGCTCCATTCAGCGCGGCATTATCCTCTGCGCATACCCGGCAGCTGTCCCCAGTTACCCGGTTCCACTGCACACTGTTGGCAAGGTATACCTTTGTTTCAAGTGTTTTATCATCAACGCTCAGGCTCCAGGTGCATCCCGGCAGCGGCTTGCCATCTACTGTGGCCTTAAAAATCTTGCCGCGCCCGCAAATGCGCACTTTGGGTTCGCCCGCGTATTTAATAATCACTTCGCCGTCCTCCGGTGCCTGCCTTACCTCCTGGTAATCACACAGCATCTTTTCGGCGTTATCCTGTTCTTCCACATGCTGATCCTGTTCAAGGTTCAAAACCAAAAATCCCGTCTGGGCGTCATTCCAGTCATAGCGTTCTGTCATAGCGTCCACACAGGTCACACGGTAAGTTTTTGGCTTGCTGTTAATCTGCTCCATCATCAGGCGTTTTCCCACGTCCAGCAACGCCGATTCCTCATCATACGGTATTTTCACCTGGAATTCGCGGCTGGAAATGGTCATGTATACATCTTCGTTCAGGTTGGAAAAATACGGCTTATCCACAACCGCCCACCGGGTAATGATTTCCCCGGTCTCATGGTTCTGCCACTGGATGCTCCGGTTACACAGCTCAATTTTACCGCGCACGGTTATTTCATCGTCCGCATCGCGCTCTGTAATCAGCCAATGGCTTTTACTAAACAGCATAATTTTTCCAATCTCAAAGTTGTCGCCCGGCATAGTGCGTATAATCTTCTGGTTTGTCACCGTGCTGCTAATAATCATCATGTGGTGGGGTACCCCCTCAATCTCTACCTCTTTATAGGCAGGGGAATCAGGCCCCATTCTCAGCGTGTCCCGTTTGCTCTTTTCAACCATCCGGTCACGCCGCGTACTTCCGTGCCTGCCAAGCATAGCAGCATATGTCTCATAGTTCATACGCTACCACCTCACTCAGTCAAGCTCGCAATTTCCCCATTGCGGAAAGAGTATAGGTTAATCTCCTTCATCTGCTGCCGCTCTGTCGTGGTCAGCAGGGTCGTCATCTTCTCCAACAGGTTGGCTGGCGAAAACAACGTAAAATCCTTTGTGCTCAATCCGTTCTGCAATGCGTCTGTGTTATAAACATACTGGCGCACAAAATGCACAATCATGCCCAGTGCCAAAATATCCTTCTCGCGGTTCGTCAGCGTAATGTTGAATTCCAGCAGGTCATCTTCCCTATCATTCAGGTCCTGTTTGCACACATCCTCAAAATCGCTGATCGCCATCTTCAAAAGATCCAGCTGCATTGCTTCTCTTGTCACCGCATCGTAGTCCAGGAACTCATAGTTGCGGACTTGGCCACGGTAACGCTCATAAACTTCCTCGTATCTTGTGCCCATTGGCCCGCACCATTCCTCTCATTATTCTTCGGTTCCGCCGATCGTCACAATCTCAACGCCGCTCTTGCGGGTTCTGGGTTTCTTGGGTGCCTCCAATGCAACGGATTCTTCCAAATCGCAATCCAGCACATCGTTCAATGCTTTAATCATGGCACGGCTGTCCAGCTGGTCTGCTTTCAGCATCTCTTTTGCGCGGATACGGATGCTGTCGCGCATCCCCTCGCTCATCTTGGGCACCTTCTCGCGGATCTCATCCGGGGTCCACTTAAATACCTCGTCAAAGTTCTCCGTGGTCAGCGCATTCTTGTAATAACGTTCCACACCCAGCTTGCGCAATACGTTGGCGTCCTCAATCAAAATCCAGTTATCACGGAAAAACCGCGGCTGGCTGCCACGCATTACAAGCAGCTCGGCGTAGTCCATCTCCTGTACCTCACCAAACTCGGTCCACTCAACGGTGTAGCCGGGGTTGCGGGTCGAAGCATAAAACAAGTTGCCATGGGTGCCGTTCTTGCATTCCACCATGGTCTCATTGGTAATCTTCGCAGTTGCCAAAACATACCTCCAAAATATTCCTTATATAAAAAAAGAACCCCGCCTTGCGGCAGGGGTATCGTTCAGCTCAAAATCAGGCAAACTTGTAGCTGCCAAAGTCGCGGTCCAGAATAATGGAAATACCGGTACGCTTGGTCATCAGGAATTCCTGGGTCAGGTCAGCCTTGTTCATCGGGTCGCCCATCAGCATGGTAACTTCACCCTCGGTAACGCGCTTCACGGGCTTGGTGTCGCCGGCAAAAATGTAAACAGTGTCGTCAGGCAGAATAAACTCAGTAGAGCCGATCTTGTGGCGCTGCTTCATCGCAACCATCGGGGTGCCGGCAATGTGGCCCAGGTAACCCATGCTGTACAGGTCGCTCTTGGCCTGCTCACCCATGGTAGCAGTGGTAATCTTGCGCAGTGCCTTGCGGGTGCCAACAATCGTAGCGGTATCGCCGGTAGAAGCCTCAATGTGCTCAATCAGGTCCAGCAGCTTGTCCTCATTGTAAGAACCACTCTGGGTATAAACGGGGTCCAGCTTGGTGAACATGCTGGTCCATGCCAGATAAGCGCTGTCCAGATCATACTGGGTAAAGCTGCGGCCAACAGTGTCAACCAGGTCATTAAAGTCAATACGGCCAGCCAGCACGCGGTTAATTTCCTCATAAACCTTCACAGCACGCAGCTGGGTGTTCACGGTAATATCCTGGCCGGCTTCCAGGCGCTGACGGCGGATGCCCTGGGTGCCTTCAGCAATGTCGGCAACAGTCAGCAGGCACGGCTTGGTGGTATGGAAAATGTTGGTATCGCCCAGAGAGGTATTGCGGTCCTCAATAAAATTGGTAAAGAACTCGTCACCCTTCAGGCCCTCTTCACTGACTTTTTCAATCAGAACTTCGGTAATAGCAAACAGGTTGCTGCACTTACCGTCGCGGATATCCTTGTAGCTCATGCTGGTCTTGCCATTATTAGCCTCAATCATGGCCTGGCGCAGAACTTCCTGGCTGTCTTTCACGCTGTATTCGCCCAGGTGGCCATGGTAGCCATCAACGGCCAGCTTAATCAGTTTCTCATCCATGTTAATACTCCTTTACAATAAAGATAGGTGTAGCCATAGGCCACACCAGCAATTAGTTATAACTAACTCGCTGATACAAAAAATCAGGCGATCACATCAACGATGTAATAGGTATACTGGCCATCGCCAAAGCCAACCTTCACAGGGTCGCGCTTGATCACACCAAAAACATTGTCAGCAGAAGCATCAGCCTCAATTTTCAGCTTGGTAGAACCAGCAGCAAAGGCAACAAACTTGCCCTTTTCGGGGGTACCGTCAAAAGCTTCAGCAGTAACGCGGAAAGAATCAGCGCCAGCAACCAGCAGGTAAACGCGAACAGGCTTGCCAGCTTCGTTCTCCCACTCGGTCAGGTAATGGGTGCGGGTCTCATCGTAAAACAGCTCAACACCGGCAACCAGGGCCAGCATAGGGCGCTTGGAATCAGCAGCAGGTGCTTCAGCCTTGTAGGTTTCGGGGCCGATCGCATCACCAATCACAACAATGTTGCCATTATCAATGGCGGCAGGGCTGCCATCCTTGTAAAAAACAACACTCTTCAGGTAGGCAGCGTTGCTGGAACCAACCAGCATATCGGTGCCAACAACAGCATGTTTAATGTTAGCCATAATATGTAACTCCTTTTTTTTACTCTTTTGTATGCAGGTAACGTTCAAACAGGTCGCCATAGCGCTTCTCTGTTTTCTGGGTGCCATTCACGCCAAACCGTACCTTGTTTACCTCGCCCTTCTTTTCTTTGGGCGGAACATAACTGAACTCAGCGGCCTTTTTGCCCAACAGCTTGTAGCAAGCATCTTCCAAAACGGTAAACTCCATCGTCTTGTTATCTCGCAGCTTGGCATAATCAGCATCGCCATCCAGCTTCTGATCCATAACGGCAAACAGCTGTTCGCGTTTAGCGCTCTCTTCTTCTTTGGCAGCAGCAGCCTCGGCCGCAACGTAAGCATCATATTTCGGCTTCATCTCGTCATACTCTGCTTTCAGTTCGCTGTACTGCTTGTTGGCAGCCTCCAGTTTTTCGGTCTGCTCTTTGGCCTTGTCGCCCATGGTGCTGTATAGCGCGGGCACGCCAATATCGGCACTGCCTTCATCCCAGGCTTCGTACTTTACCTTCATGCGTTTCTTGCTGGCAAAATCAACTTTCACGTTGTCGCCATCCATGGTAAAGGTAAAGCTGTAGATCTTCCAATCCTGGCAATCCATCACAACGGCAAGGTCATCCTGCACATCCTGCAGCCAATAGCGGCTCACTTCATAGCCCCACGGGTCAATCATGGTTTCAGCGCTAATGGCCTCGTTTACTTCGTTCAGCTTGTCGCACAGGTTCAGGCTGTAATCCGCAGCAGGTTCGCCGCTTTCCGGTTCCGCAGCGGGTTCCGGTTCTGCCGGGGGTTCGGGTTCTGCAGGTTCAGCAGCAGGCTCTGCGGCCGGCTCACTTTCCGGTTCACACTGCGGCTCTTCCGGCTCGGCAGATTTTGCTGCAGCCATCTCTTCACACTTCGCTTTCAGTTCCTCAATGGTAATTTCCTCCAAAGAGAACTCCAGCGTAGAAGCGTCAATGCCGTAAGAAGCCAGAATTTCTTCTTTTTCTTTCAAGCAATCGTCTCCTTTCGCAAAATTATCTATCTGAGCCTCCTTGGAGGATTCAGATCTCTGTAAAGCTGTGTATTCCGCCAGCATATCCTTAACCTGGCTCGCAATCGTCGCGGCGGTAAAATTCGCCGTAACTGTGCTACCCGTCATTGCTGGTCGGATTTGCGGGTCAGTGGTGGAAAGCACGCAGCAGCCATCAAAATCAAAATTCTGCACAACATAGTAGCCGTCTTTATCCACATAGCCTTCCATGTTGGTGATCTCCATGCTCTGCCCTTTCACCACATCCCGCTCAAAAATCCCACAGGAATCGTCAAACTTGGTCCACAGCAACCCGTCAACGCGCAAATATTCCCGTGTTTTTCCTGTGCCGTCATCCCGGCTTACCCAGCGCGGGTTGCAGCTCTCCGGTATCACACCGTAAGCGCTGCCGGCATACACATATCGAATCCCGTCCTCGTCCACAATCAGCTCATGTTCGTGGCCCTTAAAATCAAGTTCATCATCGTCATTTTGCTCAATGTATCCAAGGATCGGGGTATTCGCAATACTCTTTGCTGCCCGGTCAACTACCTCTTTTTCAAACCGCGATCCGTTCAGGTTGCCGCCAGTATGCAGCACATCAATCGTCACGTTAATAAAACGCGCATCTTTGCCCATCACTTCTCCGGTTTTTTCAAAGGTAATTGGCAGGCGGTTCAACCGCTCACTCACATCCAATCACCCCGTAAACTAAAAAAGGCCGCTTGCATAGCGGTCTCTCAAAAGTAATTTCGTTTTTTCTGCTGTGCGGCAAACTCCTGCACAGCCTTCAAATCATCATCGTCAAGTTCAAAAATATATACTGTATGGCCGCCACTGTCGCGCTCTTCCCGCACTAGCTTCTTTTTCTGGCGCAGTAAATATAGTACCACGTCACGGCCGCGCACCTTAACTTCACGCTTCATCGCTCAATCAGCCTCCTGTCGCCAGGTCTTCCTCGCTGCTGTTCTCGCCTGCGTCTGTCAGCGTCTTACCCTCACTTGCATTGGTGGGGCGTCCGCCTTCATCTGTCGCGGCATTACTGTCAGCAGCGCTCTGCGTGTTGGAGCTTATCAGCGGTACCTCATTGGCCGCCAGGTTCAATACCGTGTTTTCCAGGTACTGCATGTTCTCCACATCGCTTGGGCTGTATCCGCTTGTCGCCATAATGGCACTGCGCACCGGCATTCCGTACTGGCCATCTTTTACAAGGCGGTCATGCACTTCCTGCCGGTTAAAATACGTCACATCTAAAATATTTACCTTAAACTTAACTGCCGTCGAAACACTCTTTAATTTACGGTTGATCCAGCGTTCAATCTGCCGCATCATCGCAAACACAATCATCTGGTCATTCACGGTAGAAAGGCTCAGCGTAGAGCTGCTGGGGTCTTCACCGTTACCAAATAGGATCGAGTTTACACCTGCCTGCTTCCACATCGAATTTTCAGCTTTTGCCACATCGTCACTGCCGCTTACAGCTCCACTTTTTTCAAAGTCCCAGCTGCTGATCTTCATCGGACTCATAATTGCGCCAATATTCTCCGGCAGCACGTTGCACAGCATGTCGTAAAACTCTTTGCACAGGTCGTAGTCAATCAAAAATGTACCGTCATCCCCCACCGGGATCTCCAGCGCCAACGCCTTGTAATTATTCACTTCGCTGGCATCCTTGCTGATCGCCCGGTAGTCTTCAATATCCGCCAGTGCGCTAAACAAGCTCACAAACGGCGGGATCGGTACATACGTCTGCTCGTTTACTTTCAAACAGATAGAATTTTCACTTGACAACTCCTGCCACTTCAAGCCGGAATCCTTCTGGTACGCACTGTACATCGTGGTAAATTCCGGCGGAAAATTTGGTAATCGCTCACGGTGGGAATCAAAGTAAGAAAAATTGAACGCAAAGTTGTATACACCATCCTCAATGCTGCTGATCTTGCAATAGTCTGCATCCAGCTGCTGGAATGTGTAGCTGTCGTTCGTTTCCCATGCGTATCCGTAATACACATCATCACGGAACGCCACCATCAACGCCCGGCTGAACTCGTGCCGCAGGTTCATCTTTTCCAACTGTGCCGTTACCGCATAGTAACCTTTTTTGAACTTTTGCAGGTTTACATTCTTGGAATAATCAATGCCATACGGCACCACAATGTAACTGAACGTGCTCATGTTGGCAAAATACTGGATCAGCCGCCTGTAATAGTTCGAAATATTGAACAGGTATTGGCTCATCTGCCGCAGCTGCACTTCATAGTTAGCCGGGTTCCCCAAATAGGTAACAATCTGGCTCTTGGTGTACTTTTTATAAGTAGGGTTGTAGTCGCGGTTATTTACCAGGTCGCGGATCTTCACGTTTGCCAGGTTCGCATACCGCACTTTACTCATAAATTCCGTCAATGGCACAAAGCTTTTCTTGCCGTCCGGGCTGATCATGGCGACCTTTTTCTGCTGTATTTCTTCCATATAGCCGCCTCCTTAATGCCGCAGTCTGGGCGCTCTAAAGTTCATTTCAATCTTCTTATTGCGCATAAAGTTTTTGCTCATCATGCGTTCAACCTGCAGCGCAATGTAATAGTTGTAGCTCAGGCTACTGTAACGGTCCTTGCGTGCGCCGGGCTTCTCATGCACACGGATCAAATTATTCGTTGCTTCATATTCCAGGTTCACCAACTCATTTACAGCCAATCCGGTATTGATGTACGGCATCTGCAGCGCCATCTTCTCCATGGGTGAAAGCTTGTCGTAACCTTTAATGTTCGCCCGCAAAATCTCTTCGCAGTCATATTCGGATTCCAAAAACCGGACTCTCCCCTGTTGGATTCCGCTTCGCAACGCAATTGTCACGTCATTATTAAACTGGCTGCTGCCCATGATCGCCCAAATCACCTTGGGTGCCGTCTTGTCGGGGCACCGCTCCTGGAAATCCGGGTTATTGCAGCAGTTCAGCGGTGGGTATGTCTCGCCCGTCTCCGGGTCATAGCACTCGTGCATCAGCAGATCCATAATAGGAGCACCAAGGCCCTTTGCGTCAATGCCAATGTAGTCACACTCAAAATACTTAAAGTAGCGGCGTAGCTTCAGCACCAAATCTTGCGTAATAATACCCTCGCAGTTTTCGGTGTACACCATGTTGCTAGTACACTTGCCTGTACTGTCGGGCACCAAACTGTTCAAAAAGATGCTGGTGGCGTCATTGTCGCGGCGCTTAGAACTCATCAGGGCAATATCGACCGTCAAAATCCGCTTCTCGCCGGTCTTCTTGGCCGGCAACTGGCAAGCCGCCTTATTGTTCAAAATCATGTTTGGCGCATAGAACGCTTTTATGATCTTGCGCTGCTTGTTAATGTCGTCAAAGCTAAATAACCCACCGTCTGTCGTACCAATAAACAGCGCCTCATTTTCCATGCGGAACCGTATGTCAGAAAACGTCGATTCTGTCATCTCGTCTTCTACCTGGCTCTTCAGCAGCAGGTTTTCCTTAATACTCATCTGGTACGGGAATCGGAAACAATAGTAATTTTTTGTGGTGTCAAACATGTTCACAAAGTAATCCTTGCACAAATCCCATGACCAGTGTTGTTCAAACCATGCAGAGCTTAGGTACATCTGCTGGTTGCGCTCTGCCAAATGGGCATACTTGGGGTTATCTATGTAGCCGGGATGGCGGATGTAGTTCAAAAACTTCTTCAAAACCAGATCCAGCACTTCCTTGTCAACCATGCGGTACTCGTCAATAATCAACAGACTCGCACGGCCGCCACGGGCAGTATCTGCGGCGGTCACAACCTCAATCACACTGTCATTGCGGAAGGTTATCTTCGCCACACTCTGGTTTATCGTTATATCTTTTATCTCACTGCGCAGTAATGGGCTTCGCGGCACCAACTCCTGTTCAATCTTTTTCAGTACCAAGCTGCCCTGGTTTCGCGTTTTGCTCGCAATCACAATCAAGCTGCCTGGGTACAAGATCGCTTTCCAACAGCAGAAAATTGCACACAGGAACGTCTTGCCTAGCAATAATGTTATCCTACCGGCTTTTTATCCGGTAGTTCTTATGGTTTCCCATAAGTTCAGCATACATTTTCACCCTCTAAGGGTGCCGGGCACTCGTGGGCGGGTTATATTCTGTCAGTAACAGGTTCACCGCCTATGCGTTACAATACCTCCTTCTATTAAAAAGGTAGGTTATCTCGGTATTAGCATTTTACAGCCTCTACCGATTTTGTCCGGTTCTCTCAAGCTGGTTTCCCAACCTGGGGGCCTAGTGTTGACCACGCGCCGCTATAAAACAAAAATTTGTGCATAGCGCCATGCAATAAATCAAAATCTGTTGGAACATCTTCAGGTTTACGTTCAAATAATCCTTGCAAAACCTCTGCGGGTTTGCCCGGTAAAAGCTGGCCCACAGCGCCACGGCATTCATGATCCGGCTTGTCTTATCTTCCGTAACCTCTCTTGCAGTTTTCTTCACCATTTAACGCACCACCTCACTCACCGGGGGTGCCAAAAATGGCGTTGCGGATGCTCTCGTTCTCTTCCTCTTCTCCGCCGGTGTATTCAGGTCGGTGCGCCGTATAAGGTGCCATGCCTTCCTCGTATTCTTTCTGCCACGGGTTCTTGATTTTGAACAGTTCCATCATTGGCCCTGTCACCCAAGTACGGAAATATTTACCAATCCCATCCACATCCCGCCATTCGGGCGCAGCTTCCGGGATCGGCTTTTTGTCTTCCCACTTTTTAATCAAGGTACCAAAGGTATTTGCCTCTGCCAGCGCATTATCGTTCGTCTGGTTTGGCTTAATATTGGCGCTGCCCAGCAGGTTCTGCAAAGTATCACTGGCCTCTTTTACTTTTTTGGTGTCACCCGTCTGATATGCCTTGGTCAGCATAATCTGCGCCATACTGATTGCCTTGAACAATTCTTCCTGCGCCTTGGTGGAGCACTCATACCGGGTAATCCAGTCCTTGTACTCATTGTCCAGCCGTACATACTCGGCCTCGTTGAACCCTGGCCCCCAAAACCCAACCATGCGCTGGCTTACCTTGCCGCCGTTTGGTCGTGTCTCGCTGATATCGCTTACATCATTGATCACCCGCCCGTTGATTTCTTCCAGGTAGGTATCAAAGGTCTTGCCATGGTTCTGGGTCATGTTGCAATGCCTAATCCAAGCTGTCATCCGGCTTGTGTTCGGGGCGTGCTTTGCCGTGCTTTTCAGCAGACCCTCGCTGTAATAAATGTCAAACAGCATGCACACCCGCTTCATGGCCTCATCCTCATTGCCCAGCGCCTGGGTATAATGGTCAACCAGCTTATCCATGCAGCTCTTACATACCGGGAAGTAATGGTTATTCCCTCGCCACAGCTCACTCTGCGCAGGAGAAAAATTATCCTTCTGGTGCATAAACCGCTTGCCGCAACAAGCGCAAACAAAATACGCAGGCCCATCGTCCTCTGCCATCATGCGGCGGATCTTGGCCTGCGCTTCTGCGTTTTCTCGTAAAATTGTAGCTTTATTTTTAGAGCCTTTCGGTCTTCCGGCCATGTTCAGTCACCCGCCTTATCGGCGCGGTTCCCGTTCTCATCATAATCACGGAAGTTGTTCCGGCACTCGTTCCAAAACTCCACCACATCCATCAATTTCTGGCTGCGCTTAAACACACAGTAGCTTGTCTGGGTAATGGGGTTTATCTGCCGGCTCTCATAGCTCAAACCAAACGCCTTCAAAAAATTCGTAAGCCGCGCCGAATAACTGCAAAAGTATTCGGGCTGCTTCTTCTCATACTCACCCACTCTAAAAACCATCCCCTCTCATCAAAAAATCCCACGCTCTAATCCAGCGTAATATCGTAACAGCAGTCCACGCCGTAAGCATTCACCACCAGCACGTTCTGCTCCGGTTTATTTCGCAATCTCTTATCCATGCAGTAGCAGTCCGCGCCATCCACACAGCCGCTTTCGTATACTTTCGTATCGTATACAGTCGTCAGGGCATTGGTGTGGCGGTGTCCCATCAGCACAATGTCAGGCTTATCACCTGTCATCATAGTCAAGGTCTGTACCACGCTGCCCGGTGTGTCTTTGTCACCATGCACTGCATACACCAGTCGGCCGCGTACCATAAAGTCCGCAATCGTCTCGTCAATCGTATTCTGGTAGGTTTCTACATTGCCAAGTGCCGCACAGCGTGCGTCCACAATATAACTCACAAGCTTGTCCAGGTATTCACCGTGCTGGTTATCCTCCTTGGCGGGGAACACCCGGCTATGGTTGCCCGGCACACTATAGATGTATACATGTTCAAACATGCGACTCAGTTCAGCCACAAACCAACTCACGGCTTCCCCAGCGCTAATTACCTGGTCCACTACATTCTCGTTGTTTTCCAACCGGTTGTTCAGGTGGATCTCACCGTTTACCAGATCGCCGCCCAGCACCAAAAAACAGTTCTGGCCATTGTGGCGCTGCTGGATCACATACACCTTTTCCGCATAACGCTTCAGCCGGGCACGCAATACTTTCTGGTCAAAACTATTGTAAAGATTCTCAATCTTGACTCCCGCATGCAGGTCGGTCAGGTGAACAATCAGGTCGGTCGTCAGTGCTTCTGTACTAACTACCCCAATGTGTTCAAAAGTCTCCGGCTTATAAGCGCTGAACCGCCGTTCAATCAGCTCTCGCATGCTCTCTCCACGGGCTTGTACCCGCATCAGGCGGCTCACTTCATTGCGCTCGTCCCGCAGCTTAACCTTTTCTTTCTCCAGCTCGCGGCGCTGCTCTTTAATCTCGCCCAAAATCTGCTGGGCGTCACTCAGGTTGGTTTCACTGGCGTGCGCCAGCATGCTGAACGCCTTCCAGTTCTTACGATATACGCACTCATCCTTGTCCTGGCCCAGCTCTTTATTGATCACATCCGCCACATCGTCCCAGGTGCCAATCTGGTCCTTGGCAGCACAAATGCGGTAGATGTATTCATTGTCAGTTTCCTTGGCAAGCTTGTGCAGTTCAAGCATTCACGTCACCCCGTGTATTCACAATTCCGGCGTGGTGCTTGTCACGCTCCATCTCGGCCAAAGCTTCCTGCGCAAAATAGTTGTTGGGCAAAGCCTGCAGCACATACGGCAGCTCGTCCACCATCGTCTTGTTCACGGTCGTAACCATATGCACACCGGGGAACTTCTTGCGCAACATTTTTGCTTCTTCCTTAGAAATAACAATCATCTTCAAAAATCTCCTTATAAAAAAATAATCTGAGAATAAAAGAACCCCCGGCCATAATGGTCAGGGGCACTCCACCCTCTATAATCATATATAGGGGGTTTTCAGCTTCAAGCGTTACAAGGTATTATTTTTGTTTCTGTAGCGGATCACGCGGGCCAATGTCTTAGCGTTTTTCTCCAATTCCGCGCAAGTCTTGCAGTAGTGCGCCTTAGCATTCCACGCAATCTCTTCCCCGCACTTTTCGCAGTACCGGTTGTCAAACAGCCCAATCTCTGCGCACAATTTATCCATATCCAACCGGTTGTTCTCTGCCGTCACATCCCAGCAGTAAACACCTTCGCTTTTGTGATCATAAAACGGATACTCATACAAACAGCCAATCCGCCCCGGACCCGGCTTGCAAGTAATTCGGTTCAATATGCCGCACTTGTCACTCAGCACATCCAACTCCACCGGCGCTTCATAACCGTCCCACCAGTTCGCGCCATCAATGTGTATCGCTGTTACATCTCGCCCAAAGCAAGAGCAAAACTGTTTGATCCTGTATCGGTTCATCAGATCCAGCGTGTCACTACCATTCAGCCGGCACATAACAATCACGCAAAGCAAAACCTTCACCTGTCGCTGCGTCAGCCCATAAGTACGGATCGCCAGCCGGATATAAGTCAGGTCGCTCTCATAAAGGTAGATCTTGTCAACCTGCCGCAGTCCACACTTCTTCAGCTGTTTTTTCTTGTACTGCTGGATTAGGTCCAACCGGTCATACTGCCTTATGTACTTGGGGTCTGTATGGGCCAGCTGCATATCTGCACAAAAATCTGGCTCATACCCACTCTGCGCCAACAGCCGCCGTAACAGCCGCGGGCTTTCATTGTAATCGTCAAAGTTATCCAACAGCATCTTTTCATTGCAATAATAGCTGTAATACATTACCCCTCTCCTCCTTCAATCGGTTCAATGTTCAGTTCGTTGCCAACCGGCACCAGGGCATAACGCTTGCCCAGGTACTCGTATTCACCGTCATCGCACAGCTGCGGCAAGCAAATGTTCACTTGCTGGATGTTCTCTACAATGCCGGTGCCGGCCACCACCCACATAAACTTCTTGCTGCGGCGGGGGGATTTCTGGTAGCAAAGCATCACGGCAATGTTGGCCAGTTCTTTGGGGTCAAGGCAAATCTCTGCACACCGGGCACGGAACTTGTTATAGTACAGCTGCCAGTCAACCTCAAAGTTGGCGGCAAACTCCTTTGTAACACCCTCAGCCTCCAGCTCATCTTTGAACCGGTCAAAGTAACGGCAATGGTGTTCAGTTTCTGCCAGCTCGGCTACCGTCTTATTAAACTCAAAGTAGATTTTTTCAATCGCATCAAAATGCTCCTGGCTAAATCCCACCTCCGCGTCAATCATAATTGTGTAATCAAACCCGTCACTCCTTTTGTGGCGCAGCCCGTCCGCCCACTTTTCAATAACCCAACACATCTTGTTCATGTTGCTGTGGGCGCAGCTCAGGCGCTTCATCCGCTTGTAATACGGGCTTGCATATTTCATAAAATACGGCAAAGGTCTGCCATACTTGGCAATCTGCCGCGGCACCGGGTATAACACACCGGTTTTGGCGAAGTCAATAGCTTTACCGTTGGTTATGGAGAGCAGATCAACATACCGGGCGTATGTCTCTTTCTGCTTCTCGGTTTTTGGTGTTTTGTTGTGGTAGCAGCTCGCGTAATTGGAAATCTCACCAATCAAACTCTTCAAGCTGCGCATAATGCACGCCGTGCGGTTCTGGATCGTGTCCTTCTCCGCCAGCGCAGTTACTTTATCTTCAATGTCAATTACAATTTTTGCGTTCCTGTCCACACCCTTCATCATCAAAGGGCTATTTAATACTAGGACCAAATCCCCGTCGTACACACCTACGTCATTTTTTGCAGGTGTAGACTATATCTTCTACCGGTCTCCCGGCAGCGGTGCGCTCCAAACTGCGTGTCAATAGCAGCCTTGCTCTGGTACACTCATCCCAGATAGTCGTTGCAGCTCGTGTGTTAGCTATTATTCTTTCCAGGTATATCCTTTTACAATGTTATCCATCGTGCTTCGAGACATATGGTATTTAGCAGCAAGTGCTGGGATGTCAGGCGTCATAGTATATTCTTTCCGAATAGCCCTTACCGTTTCCCAGTTTGTTTTAGCCCTGCCATTATCTTCACCAGCATGGCGTTTATAATGCCCTTGCCTACTAGAGTGCTCAACATTCGCTTGGTGTGTTGTCCACTCTAAATTCGATGCAACATTATTCGCCCTGTTAAAATCTATATGATTCACTTCAGGATAACCATTAGGGTTTGGCACAAACTGTTCAGCAACAATACGGTGAACCTTAACCCTTGAATGTCTATTCGTCAAAGTGCCTAGAGTTACTTCCATGTAGCCATCGTGGTTCACACGCTGCTTCAATTCACCGCGTTCTGGACCAATAATTGTTCCGTCATTATATATAAGGTAATCAAGACCATAATAATTGGCTCTCTTATATTCTCTTTCCATCTTTCCACCTCCTTTTTTATAAAAAATCACACAAGCCACAGGATTCTCCTGCCGTCTCTCAGGCAGGCATTCCCTGTTAGCAGCCCATATGGGCCACACCCCTGACGAGGGGTTCACACCGTTCCAAATGCTGTGTTACCACAGCCCCGGACCATCATTCGATCCGCGCCATTTAATCTCTGCGGGGTAATACTCTTGCAATTAACAATCAACGTGTTCACCAACTGGCCGCAATATTTTTCCAGCAGCGGGTTGGTCACGCCCTTCAGGATTACATGCTCGCTCTTGCAAATGTGTGGGTTGCGTTCAATCAGCCGTTCGCCAAGCGTTGTTCCTGTCCGGTCAAAGCTGTAAAACTCATCCGCCTCCAGCGCTCCCTTCAAGGGTAGGCCGGCGATGTGTTCCATCAGCATAATCAGGTCAGGCACTAGGAACTTAAAGCTACCGCGCAGCCACAACTTGCCGCACTTCATGTCGTCCTTATATTTTCCAAGCAGGTTGGTTATGTACTTTCGCACCCCCTCCTCTTTCAACATCTCCGGGTTCTTCAAAATCGCCGCGCAATAATTATTCAGCGGTTTGTGCCGGTCAGCCAGCATGCCCAAAAAGCAGTAGGTGTATACCGGGTCACCGTTCTCAATCTTTTCAACCCAATCAATGCTGTAATCTGCCAGGTGCTCAAACTCGTCTACCGGCAAATCCAGGTCCTGCAAAATCTGGTAGTTGCCGCGGGTGTATAACGGTTCTGTGTCAATATCAAACTGCCACTTTGCAATGCCAATGCAGTGCTTGTTCTTCTTGAACTGGTACCAGTATTCCTCCCAGTCCGCAATCGTGCCGGTCTTCTTAAAATACTTGTACCCCTTGTACATGCTCTCACACGCAATAATCTTGGGTTCAGCCCCTGGGCTGACATCGTGTTCCACTCCCCAAATGTCTTTGATGAATCGTACCCCGCGTTCTGCAAAAAACGTTTCATAATCCATCTGGTTCAGTACACCCTTAAAGTACGGCATACGCCACACCACACTGGTCACGGGCGTCTCACTGCCCAACCGCCGCTGTATCTCCTGCATAATCTTTGGGTGTGCAATCCCGCAGCCGTCAAAGGCGTTTATCTCAATGTCGCGGGTGGTTTCTGCAATGTCTTTCTGCACCCACTCGCGGTCAGCCCCGGTCTTGCGGTCTTTGAACTGGATCTTGCGGTCATATACATATTTAATGCTCTGGTTTGGTATCGTCACAAAACAGTCCGGCACCACCACAATGGTCGGGTACCAGTTCTCAATGCAGTGGCAGCTAGAAAAGCACAGCCCCTTATAAGCCATCAGCTTACTTAGGACTGTTTCCTGAATTTGTATTCCCATCGTGATTCTCACGTCAAGGTCGTGGGCCAACCGCCTGTCCACAAAGCTCAAGATACCCTGCCGCACCATACTGGCGCTGCGTTCACTCAGCACAAACTCTTGCTTTCCAATCTTAAACCCGTGCTGGATCAACCGCTTCATCGCCGCCTTCTTGTTCTGGCCACCCACGCAGTCCACAAACACAACAAACCGGTTATACTCGTTGCTCTCGTATGTAAGCAGCCTGATCTGCCGGAACAGCATGTTATCACCCTGCTTTACATAAAAGCGCTCTTCCTCCTCCTGGCTGATCTGGATGTTATAGTCATGGTTGATAATGTAGGTCAGGTTCAACTTTCGCACAATATATAGTGGTGGTGCGAACATTACTCGTCCTCCTTGTTATTCGGGTCATCCTCTTTGTCTTCAGCTTTTTCCAGGTTGTAAATCTTTTCAATGCTAACCCGCCCGCTGTCAAACGCCTCACGGGAAAGTGCCGCCCACAGCAGCGCGTACAAAACCGGCAGCGCCACAAAAATTCCAACCGTGGCCACAGTGCCCAACATCTGCAACGCCAGCCGGATCACCACAATGCAGCTTCCAACCAGCACCATGGCCTTAAATCCCTGCCACAGGTCATGCAGAAAATTTGTCAGTATCAACAAAGTTTCAGCTTCTTTCTTGTTCAAAATTTTATACCTCCAAAAAAAAATATTTTTTCGTAGAAAAGGTAAAGTGGGCAATATACGTTCGTTTTGCTTAGAATATTTCATCCTCACGCAATCCCCAGTCACTGTAGTTATCAGGCGGCATCTCCCACCCGTCGCAAAACTGGGTGTTGCACAACTCTTCCATCGGCGGCTCTGGTGCGGGTTCCTGTTCCGGTTCCGGTATCACCTCCTCTGCTGGTTCTGGCTTGTCCTCCGCTCCGCATGTCTGGCCTGCCGGGTACCAGTTGGAGCCTGCTCGGTTGGGTTTGCGCCGGTACCGGTTCTTTGTTTCGCGCACAACCTTCTCCACCATGTTGTCGCCACACATTAGCGGGAGCGCCAAAATCATCTCCGGCCGGTCAGATTCCAGGTTTCCCTTTTCAATCGCTCCGTAGTATGGGATAACCAGCCCACACTGGTACATAACCCGGATGGCGTTTGATACGGTCTTGTCGGCCAAGTGCAGTTCTTTGGAAATCGCTTTAATATATCCTACCCACGTTGCCACAAACCCCATCTTTTCCTTACCGTATGTACGCTGCCACAACCTGTACCGCAACCGCAGGTAACAGTAGATCCGGTACAGGTTGTTCGTGCCACGCCCGGTAGAATAGGCAGTAGCCACTCTGTTTAGCAGCAAGAAATATTCGTTTGAGGTCAGTGAAGCATAACCAAACTTTCCGTCCTTGTCTTCTTTGCCAAACACCTCGTTCAGATCTTTGAACCGATACTTAAACGGTTTGGTCGGTTTTGCCCGGTTGTACCCCTCTGTCATAATCACGCCACATGCTTCTAAAAACTCAACTGCATCTGCCGCACGGTTGTAGTATCTGCGGTGCTGGCAATCTTTCCCAAACGTTCCAGCCAGCTCGACCAGCTCTGACAGGCTCGTATAACTGTAAAATCGTAAATCGTAAAACGGCGAATACTTTGCGTACATCAGCATGTAAACCGGCAGTAACTCCGACACGTCCTTGCGCAAAATCAACTCTTCCGGCACCTGCATAACCTGCTTCGCTAAGTAGGAACCATTCGTATACATTAAAAAACACTCCTTTGCCGCATTAAAAAACGGCTCGAAAATAATCATTCAATTCTTAAAAAACGGCTCGAAAAACGCATTTTGGAAAACGATGTTCAGAAACGATGCAAAATCCGCAGTCCAATTCGTTTTTGAACAACGAAAAACCTGGGGTAAAACCAACATTCACTTACGCTTAATAAGAAAAACCTTAATAAAGAAATATAGGTGGTACTTTTGCTCGGCGTTTGGCCCTCCGGGAATTCGTATCCGCCGACCATTTCGCTTGTTCTGCGTGCATCCCAAGCTCAACCGTACCCCTTTAACCCTGTGTGGGCGCATGGGTTTTGGTGGGATCGCGTCCTTGGTTCTTTTCGTTCCTGGTTTTATACAATCGCCCAGGCCGTAACGTGTCGCTTCAAAAATAGTCCCAGGTCATAGCGCTGCCCGTTTATGTCAAGCCATTGGTGTATTCCTCTGGTTTTTTTAGCCCGCTACAAACAACCGCTTTCTTGTCCAGTCCTAGCTGATCCGGCGCTGATAAAATCACGCTCTTTCTTTTTTCGTTAAATAGTTCTTTCAGGCTCGTCTCCCAGCGCTTTTAACGCATCCTGCTGGTTTATGTATCGCATGTCGTATCTCCTTGTGTCGCGGCTCATAGCGCGTCCCTGCGCGTCTCAGGCCATGTTATACCATATGGTATCGCAGGTTATGAATAAATTGCTGGTTCCGGCATTACCGGTTCATCAAAACAGCCAAGTCCAAAATCTCCCGGCCAATATTCGCCCTGCAGCCATTCGCTCTGGCTCTGAATAATTTCGTCCAGGTTATCTGGGTTTTTCACCAGGTTCATTGGCATCAATAGCGGAAGGTACTCGCCGTCGTCATCCATGATAGTGAACAGGCTGGCCAGATCGTCTGCCGTTGCGCTTTGTAATTTTTCAAGCCTTGTCATGTGCATTATCCACCTCCTTAGCCCGCCGTACAGGCGTTTCCAGCTCGTATCTTAGCTGGGCTGAATAATTTTTGTTTCTGCGATCAAAGGCTCGTCATAGGGGCTTGCAGGGCCATGTCCGCCAATGGGGTTAATTTTATCCATCGTTGCCCACACATCCCGCGCCAGCATCAGCTCAATCGTATCCATAACTTCATCCAGCGTTTTCTCGCCGCACAGGTGCGCACAAAGCAGTTTGCCAAGCTCCCAATGACTTTTATTCGACATGTCCTTTATCACAGAATCCCTCCTTTGTTGTCTCGCAGTCATGCAGTGTGCAGTAGTATAAATCTGGGCGTATAATGGAATGTACCACCTCGTCACAATCCTCACACCGCACATATTTTGTCATAGTGGGTGCCGCATCAATGGCTTCCAAAACCCGCTGTACACCATCCAGGTAAGCCTGCCATTCGGCCTCTGAATACTTCGGGTCGCGCTCAATGCAGTACGCCTCAAACTTCTCCGCATCAATCAGTCGTGCCATAAAAATTTTTTCACCTTATTTTTCGTTTTTATTGTTCATGAAAATTTTACATATGAACTTTTCGTAATATCTCTTGGCGATGTGTTTTGCTATTGTTATCATCTTCCACACGCTAAAAATCAACAGCGTACAGTTAATCCCCAACATCAACAGCATAAGCGGCCCCCATAAATAAATCATCAGTATAGCGTCCACTGTAGATTCCCACGCCTCGTTCATATGCTGCCTCCAGTACCCAGGTCCCGCATCATCTCGTCGGTCAGATAGTACACGGTGCTGGTATACCGATCTTCGAACGATCCGTTATCATATGTGGTGCGGTCGTAAAAGTCGGCCTTGTAGCTGTTATCTTCATCAGAATATTTTATGGTGACGTAATCTACATCCTTGGTTTCTTCTTTTACGATCCCATCATCCTGTATCACGCCGCAGTGCAGGTATGTGTCAGCGCCGCAAATGCCGCCATACCGGTTTGTATACGGCCGCGTTTCAAGGAATGCGTAGGAGATCTTGTGTGTGGCCTGTACAGTGGTCACACTCACAGCTTTTGGAGCTTTAGCTTCTAAGTCAATGCCTAAGTGTACAGCAGCTCCAGCAGCCAATACCGCAGTGGCCACAGCGCAAGCGTGAGTTATAGCACTGGCGATTTTTAACTTTGACATAAAGTTTCTCCTTATTAGTTGCAGTCTAGAATCTCGAAACTGTCAAGCAGAGTACCGAACGAATTTTCCCAATCCTTATAGTCTTCCTGTGTAACATCTGTTACTGGGTTAAGCACAATCCAGTCATGTAGTTGCCGCATCTCGTCAAGCAATAATTGCAGGTTACTGGCAATCTCTTTCTTGCGGGTTTCAAATTCTTCATTGGTCATTAGTGTATTCCTCCTTCATCTCGGCATCGACCGATATCTATTCATGTCGCAGTAGCCGCTCAAAGTGTGCATATCGTAAATCATACTGTTTACTACCTCATCATAGCTAAGACCATAACGATCGGCAAAATCGACCATATTTCCAAACATTAAGGCGATCGTGCGGTTGTAATCTTTGATATGTTCAGTTTGTACCTGTTCACCAACGATATAGGTTGCGGGTCTTTTATATTCAGGGTCAATGGTAGGCTGCTCGTCAATGCTATCAAGCACATCGTTTGTGTCATAAGTTCTATCGTCAAGCCCTTTGGCCAGCCATTCAACCTGCATGGCATCAGCATCAATCAATCGCATTGTGGTTTTTCTCCTTATCCAAGATCAAGTTTACCTACTGGCTTTCAGCTGCCCCGCCATAATTCAATCGTCATGCCGCACCTTTTTTTATTCCGGCAACGGCCGGTATTTATTCATATCGCAGTAACCGCTCATGGCGTTCATGTCGTGCAGCATCTCGCTTACTACCTCGTTCCGGTCAAGACCATTGCGGTCTGCATAATCTACCATGTCTTCAAACATTACGGCGATTGTATGTGTGTAATCCTTAATGTGTTCCGTCTGTGGCTGTACGGAATATCTAAAGCATGTCTGTTCCATTGTTAAAAATCTCCAAAGTTATTATTTAGGAATGAGGATTGGTAGCAGCCATAGCGCTCGGCTCCATATGGTCGCCAAAATAAAATTTATGTACGCCCTTGGCCCCTACCCAGTGGTCAAAACTTTCATCAAAGCTGTCACTATGTACTGCAGCCGGCACCTGAATAATGCAGGGCACTTTTTGCGCCACCATATCATCTTTACACCACCCGCTGTTGCAGGTTCCGCAGCAAGGTTCCAGTACCAGGTCGTCAAACGGGAACATCATATCGCAGTAACTTTTGATGTATTCGTCATAGACTCGTTCTGCGTTGTGTTCATACGGCGTATCGTTCCAGTCATCGCCGTACCATTCCACCAGGTCATCATCACCCAGGTAGAACCGTACCAGGTTGCCCTTGCGTTCGAAGTCAATAATTTTCATACCTGAGTTTCCTCCTTGGCGGCCTCATATTCAACCTCAAACATCTTGGTCGTATCTGCCGGAAATTCATGCCTGCTGTACATAGCCGCCGTCCGCCGCACCAACTCGCACGGATCAGGATTATTTGCCCCAAACTCCGCGTTCAGCTCGTCTTGCGTCACCGGCCACTTAAAGCCAAAGTCTTTGCGCTTGATTTTGCACAGCGGCGCTCCTTCATGCCAGAACACGATGCCCTCCATGGCGGCCAACTCCAACCCGCGCCGGATTCCCTCAAAGCTTAGGTTCGGGATATCAATACTGATCGTGCCATGTCGCACCAGCACATCCTTGTCCAGCCCGTAGGGATTCTTCTGGAAGTGCGGACCAATCGCCTCATAAGTTGCATTCGGCAGGTCATCCCAGCTGTTGTTTCGTGCCGCCACAAACCATTTGTCCGCGGGGTTATCTGCCGCCACTTTCACCCAGTGGGGCCAGTGGCCAGTTACTGGGTCTGGCTCGTCACACGGAATCGCGCCCACCGGTACTGCTCTGCCCGGCTTGGCATCAAAGCGCTTGTAGAATTCGCCGTTAATAATCGCGCAGCAGGCACCGTCAAGCTTCAATGTGGCAATGCTCTCATCCGTCAGCGCCGCCTCACAACCCGGCGTAATCTCGTCACGGATTCCGGTAATCTTGTGGCCACTGAATTCGCGCTTATATAAGGTAGGGATTTTCTTCATTGGTTTTTACCTCCAAAACTTTGTTAATTATTCAAGTGTCAATCTTAATGTTGCGCATAACGACATCGGCAATAGGGGTGCCCGTCAATGCGCACAGGCAGGCGTAACGGCCAATCCATTCATTGAAGTCTACATTCTCGTTAAAGGTGATTTGCACATAGTTGGTAGAATAGCCATGACTTTTCGCCCATGTGTCCGGCGTGCCATTGTCGCATTCCAAGCAAACGCGCTGGCGGTCTGGATCTGATTCAATAAACCAAACCATGCTGACACCCTGCTCATATAGCGGAGCCATCATTTTCCGGGCGCTCAGTTTTGCGCTGCATGTCTCTGCCGTGCTCCAGCGGCTCGTCCGGTTGGCTTGGTACTCTGCGCACGCATCATCCACGGCCTTATGTGCTGCCTTTGGGTCGCTCACATCAATCGTCACACTGCGTAGCGTGGTTGGCTCTGGTGTAACAGCCGGTGCCCCACATTCCTCCGGCGTAATTAACGTGCAGCAGTTTGGGTCAAGTTTCAGCTCCCTGACCGCCAGCATACCGCTCGGCTGCAGCCACCGCCCATAGGGGATCTGATTGTTCACTACTTTGGTAATTATGAATGTATCGCCCTCGCAGGCCAAATATTGGTGTATACCCGCCCGGTGTGTTTTGGTAATTCGTACCTTGTCGCCCGGTTTTACCAAACAATATCTAGCGGAGCTATTGATAGTGCTTGTGTTGTGATTTTCCATGAATTATTTGTCTCCTTCATTTGCGAAAACTTGTATTTAATAAAGGTAAAAAAGTGGGTGCTTGCCAGGCACCCAAATTCAGTGGGCATCGCTATACGGTCGCCAGCGGCGGCACTCCCAACACTGTATCTACCGCCATTGCCGTTGCATCAATCTGCTCTTGGCTCAAGCCAATGTAGCGCATCGTAATGCTCTGGCTGCTGTGGTGGAACTTGTTTTGCAGCGTTTCCATCACCTGGCCAGCCGGCAGCCCGGCCTCTGTCATGGCGTGGTTTGCAGCATAGCCATAGGTTTTGCGCAGGCTGTGGGTACTAATATGCTCTTTAATGCCGCACTCTTTGGCCGCTTGGTTCAAGATCCGCCATACCTGGGTTTCGTCCAGCGGCTGCGGCACTCCCTTGGGGCTGCGCATACTCTGGAACAATGGCCAGCCTGGCTTCAGCACATTCATGGTTCGGCCCCGCATCTCTTCAATCAGGGCGGTAATCGCGCCTGCTGCCAGCGGGGTAATCAGGTCATTGGTGCGCTTGCCGGTCTTTTCGTTGATGATAATAACGCGGTGGCGCGGGCAGTTGTGCTCACAATCCCACACATCATCAACGGTAAGGCGTAAAAGATCGCCCACACGCAGGCCCAGTGTCACACCACATATAAATAAGGTATAGTTCCGCTGCCTGTTATACGGGCGTCCCTGGGTGTGCAGATAGGTGGCTATGGCGTTAAAGTCCTCGCGGCTGCGGATCGGCTCTGCCGGCGTTGGTTTTGCCACACCATTGGTTTTTACCAGGCTCAGTTTGGGTTGTGCATAGCGGGCGGCACGGGCTTTCTTACTGCGGCTCCGCTGGCGCGGCTGTGGTGTTTCGCGTACCAGCTTATAACCCATGGCGGATGCCAGCTGTTCCATCAGGGCGTTGTGGCCGTCAGCATCGGCGCTTGCCTGCATCATTGCCATCAGTAAGCTTGCAGCACCTTGTAGGTCCAGCCCACCTTTGGCCTCTGTGGCCTCCTGCATAGTAACAGTGCGGGGAATAAAGTGAGCTACGCTGTTTCTTTTTTTCATAGTGGGCTTCCCTCCTGTGTGGTGTGTCCTGCGGAGCTTTATCCTGCGGAGCTTTATCTTATGGTTCTATTATAGCACTGCTAATTACAAGAAGTCAACAGTGGCAAAAAATAAATTTCAGGAGAAAGCGTAACACAGGCTCCGCCTGTATGGGGCGAAAGAATACCCCCTGTCTGACGACAGCGGGACCCAATTTTTGCTCGTAGAACCGGATAGAACCAGCTATACAGTATAAATAGGTAGGAAAACGGCCAACAGGCGATCAGAGCGCCCTGTGATAGCCCTGTGGTGCTCGTTATTGGCCGGATCTAGTCTCAAAATGGATGGATCTGCCCCTGGTGAAGGCCCAAAGAGGGCATTTTCGGGGATCAAAAAGCTCCGCCAGAGTCGTTCTGAGGCGTTTTCGAGCGAAAATAATGCGTTTTTTAGCGTTTTGGCGCTGTTTTTGCGTGTTTTAGTGGCTAAATTGTGCGTTTTTATGGCGTTTTTGGGTAAAAAAATAAGGCCCCAAAGGAGCCTAGAAAGCGGATTGTTATGCGGTTTTCTCCGAGAAAGGGAACGATTAAGGAAACAGGGATCTAGAGGGAGGAAAGTGGAGGAAAGGAGGGGCTTGGAGAAAGGAAGAGAGGTGGTGAGGAGGCGGAAGAGGGAGAAGTGACGTAGGTGCGCTGGTTTGTGTTTTGAGAGCCTGGAGTGAGATGGGATAACTGACCAGTTTTCCACGCTCACACGTTATTTTTTCTTTTTAACATACCCCCCTATGCAAACTATTGAAGGTGGTTTGCAAGTAGCGGATTTTTAGCGGTATACCGTCAAATTTTACCCTGTACAGCCCCATATTTAGTACGCCTTGCTGGCTTTACACACCACATTTTGCGGATTTGTACCTTTATATACGCGTAAAGCGCCCCCGTGGGCACCCTTGCAAAAATCAGGTCAAAATTCTACTGTGGTATTATGTGATTGTCGAAAGGAACACAGCAAACACCCCGTTCCAAGTAGATAATCTGTTTACCGCGTATTCACGGGGGCGCCTTTGGTGCCCTAACACTGGATACGGTCAACGGTATACAGATACTGGAAACAACCGCACCTTGACAACAGAATATTGTACACTGGTTTTTCTTTGGCCCGTGTAGTGTGCGCTCATTCGCGCCGCTCATTTGCTTGACACTACAATGGCCCTTGCAAAAGTCCTAGTTGTAATTTTTGCGCTGAACGTATCTTTCCGCAAAACACGCATGGCAAGGGGTGAAGAGCCGCCTTGCATAAGCTACAGGTGTACCCTTTGGGTATTCCAATGGCATGGTGTCAACCTAACAACGCGTGCAAAAGTGTTTGAGAAACACGGTACAAGTAAACACAAGTTTTCAGCCCGAAAAGTGTACAATATTCGACCGTCAAGGGAACGTTGTTTCTTTGTACCTTGAAAACTGAATAGTCGGAAAGTACAGCTTTCCCATACCCGGAAGCAAACCTTGCTATCTAGTGGGGTTCAAAAACCGGTTCAACAAAGCACCAACAGTCACAGTTGGAAGAAAATGTGGCCGCCCTGCATTCTGCGGGGATAGTCTCTAGAAACTACCGCTATTCGGGTTAGCGGCAAGTCAGGAAATCCACGGAATATAAAGCCGTCCCCCAAACGGTGGAAGTTTCCGCGCTGGCAGTCTGATTAAAGTTAGCGCTGTACGCTTGACTGCACCTTGTAAACTTTACACTTTCAAGCCTTGGAATGTCAAATCAAATAATCTAGTCAAGGTTTGGAATAGCAAGTACATAACAGCCCAGCGGGTCACTGCTTCTTGGCCCGCCCCCACTGCCCGAAAGGGTAGAAAAAAGCCGCCCATGGTGTACCCAGGCGGCAGAAAAGGGGGTCTTGCCAATGTGGACAGATTCAGAGTACATATCCGAGCCGATTTCCGGTGTTTCTGCGTTCGTTAGTGATACAGAATGCTGGGAATTGGAAGCGGAAGAAGCTGATTAGTTCCTAGGCAAGCGGGGTGTCGCTGTTCACGCGGCGGCACTCCGTCCTCTTATTTGTAGTTTATCACATAGTCAACACCGTGTCAAGAAAGGAAGTATAGAAATGTTGAAACTTTGGGAAGTCCGCTTTCAGTTAGTATCAGGGGCTATTTTTAAGAGCTTTGTCCCTGCCTATTCTAACGGCGGGGCCGAGAATAAGGTACTCGACCTACTCCGCGACCGTTGCAAGCGCTGTCTGGCGTTCGATACAGAGGGTCAACCCATTGCGGACACCCTCTACCCTAACCCGCAGTTAGTAGACTGCACCCTCATTGCCACCCTGTAAGGGCGATACCTGGAGTTGGTGGGCCAGGGGCAGAGAGCATCCCACTACCATGCCCAACAGGGCAAAAAAAAAATGAAATGAAGTATCTAACAGAATGAAAGGATGTACTACCATGAAAAAGAACACTACTACTACCACCAAGTCCGCAACCACCAAGGCACCCCGCCAGAACCCGGTTCCCAAGTCCGAAAAGACTAACAAGCTCACCCTGACCGCACTGGGCAGATTTGCCCAGGACTATGCCGACCCGGAAAACGAACTTGCCACTATCACGGATGAAAATCTTCGTTCCTATGGCGTTGTCGAATCCAAGGCTGGCTTGCTCAACTCTGCCCGTGGTATCTACCTTGCCGCCAACTTCATGGCGTCCTGCCGTGAATCTGCTGGCTGGGAAAAGGAAAATAAGGCTGAACTGGATGCTGCCGCGGCGGACGTTCGCAAGAAGATGAATACGTTCTTCAAGGCGTTTGGCCAGCGTCCCGGCCGCCGTGCGGTGGATGCTGCCCGCCCTCTGTATTCCTGCACGGATGCTGACCTGTTCATTATCGGCGAAAATGCCGAAGCTGCTCGTAAAAAGGCCGAGGATGGAACCAGCACGAACTGGGAAAAGGTCGAAACGTTCTTCCTGGAGTATCTGGTTCTTTCCTGTGGCCGCCTGATTGCGGGCAAACCCTTGGAACGTGTTTCCGAAAAGGACTTCAAGGCGGCAAAAACCGCCAATAACCAGGCCAAGAGGGAAAAAGCTGCCAAAACCAAGGAAGCCAACAAGCAGAAGGCCGATGCCGCGGAAGAAACCCGCAATGAACTCGAAGCTGCCAAGGCCGAATTGAAAGAGCTGAAGTCCCGTGCCATCAACATGCAGGCCGTTCTGGCTCTTGTTATGGCCAGCCATGCCACGCCGGAAGAGAAGGAAGAAATTGTAACCCTTCTCAGCGGTAAGACTCCGAAGCAGGCCGAACGGGCTGCCCATGTTGCTGCCAGCAAAGCCACCCCAAAGGCCAAAGAACAGCCTGCCGCTTGATAGCACTACTATGCCCGGAGTTGGTAGGCCGGGGGAAGGAAGCATCCTACCACCAACCCTACGGGGTAACTAAAATGAATCGTTTGAAAGGAAGTATTGCCATGAAAAACGCAGTTTTGTTCAATTACTATATCGGCGATTCCACTTTTGGTGGAGTGATCGCCTACATCGACGACCGCGAAACAGCCAAAAAGTTCGCCTCTGACATCGAGGTGGGCATGAGTTATGCTCTGTATGAACAGGACTTTCGCCACTTGTTCAATGTGGCAAAGCTTAGCAAGCAGGTTTGCACGGACCTTCTGTGCTGCTTTAATAGCAACCCAGATAAGTTCGAAGCCTCCGTCTATAGCGAAGACGAAGCACCGGACTTGTTTTATGGGGTAAACGACTCCGACGTCTATACAAAGGCAGAACTGGAGGGCTGAAAAAATGAAAACCCTCTTGACCCACCTCACCCGGTTCGCGGCCTTTACCGCTGTAACACTGGCCATTCTCTTCGGCCTTCCCGCCCTGGCCGAGCGCCACCCCTTCATTCTGTTGGCCGTTTCAATCGCCATTTTGATTCTGGCCGTGTATGCCATTCACAAACCAGTGGCAAGACCCAAAGCGGCAAAGCACCGCACCGCCACCCACCGCAAGGCGGCATGACATCCCACCATCCCATCATGAATATCATGAATATTTTGACCCAGAACAAACGCCTTAGCCATTCCGGTTAGGGCGTTTTCTTGTGGGCCAAAACCACAAACAGCCCCCTCTTTGCACGCCCAAAGCAGTACATAGCAAAGGAGGGATATTTTGAAAGTTGTTTGTGAATTATGGACCGGTCTGCCAGGGGAACCCAAAGAACTTCTGACAAAGTACGAAGCCGAAAACCAAGAGCAGGCGGACGAATATAAATCTCTGATGATTCAAACCTGTCTGCAAAGCTATAACCCCACCCTTTGGGAATTCCGTTTCGTTCCGCAACCGGTCTGACCCGCACCACGCCTTTGATTCAATCGTCAAGGGCGTTTTTTCATACCTGCCACGCTATCTTTGGCGTTACAGATAAATTGAATCGGCTTTGCCAATGAAAGGAAGTCCCCCAAATGAAACCTCGCCGCATTTTCTCCGCCCTCCTCCTCTCCCTCGGCCTTATCCTCCTGACCTTCGCCGCCACCTGCCGCCTGGTCATGACCAACATCCAAATTGATTATGACCCGTCCAGCCCTGCAACCGTAACCCTCACCGTCTTTGGCCAGTCGGACGAATACGCCCTGGCCATTGATGCCGATTGAATCCCCTGCCAAGAAACAGTATGAAATGAAAGGAAGTACCCAAAATGTTGAATTCTCTTTATGCCCTCATCCTCACCGATTCCCTTCACCTGCCCACCATCATCGGCTATTTCAATACCCGTCCCGCCGCCTGTCAAGCCCGCCAGAGTGCCCACGCCTGGCTGAAAGGTGAATCCCAGTCGGTCGAAGACCTCAAGTGCTTTTCCAACGCCGCAATGAACATTCTTGACCAGTGCCGCACCGCAATCGAAAAGAATCCCGCGCACTATGTAGACCTGCGCGTTAAGCCTGCCGATGACCTCTCTGACCCCGAAACAACCCCGTTCCGCGTCTATTATGAAACCGCAGCCGGCGACCGCTACTTCACCGTTATGGAAACTGTCACAGATCTCACCGCCACCCGTATCATTTCCCACACCGTTCCCAACTGTACAGTTATCGTAACGGCCTTCCCGGATGAACATGTTGAAACCGTTGGCTACACGGAAGTCAAGCCGGAAATGCTGGATGTCCTCGCTCTTCAGCAGCCCAAACCCACCGCCGCTTCCCTCGCTGAATTCGCCAAGCTGGCCGAATCCGGCACCATCAGCCGCAGCCAGTTTGAAACCTTTGCCTATCACGCCGTCAACTCTCCCCTGCCCAATGAAAACTTCACGGACCTCAACGCGCTTGCCGATACCCTCCGCAAAGCCCTGGATGAAGGCACCCAGATTATTCTCTGATGGAAAGGAGTTCCGCAATGAAACTGCAATATCACAAAATCCGCGGCGTGGATAAGTCCGTCTGCACCGCAGAGCAGAAAATCGCCTATAACATGGCCTCCCGCATCTATGGTGATATCCGTTTTGCCAAAGCCTGGCAGCAGTATGATTCCGGCAAGGTTCCCGCCTTCCTCCAAAATGATTGGGAGTCCAAAGCAATCCGAACCTACTTTACCACCTGGCAGCGCGATTATAACAAAGCGTCCGCCCATTACAACGAAGACGCAATCTTCAGTGCTCTGCGTGCCGGCCTGCATGATTTTATCTGCCACCACGGCCCCATCTTCACCTCTTACCGCGAAGTTGGCCAGGCGTTTCCCGCCTACTACCTCTAACCCCCGCTGAAAGGAAGTATCAAAATGAAAATCACTATTGATGTTTCCACCATGCAAAACCGCTTTGCCGCTTGTGGTCGCGATTATTATTCGTGGGAAGGCTATGAAGCCCTGCTCGCCTATTACAACGATATCGATCCCAACATGGAGCTTGATGCCGTTGCCATCTGCGGCGACTGCACCGAATACGGCGAAGGTGCTTGCTGTTCGTTTGATGACCTTATCAACGATAAAGGTTATGCTTACCCCATCGAAGACTACAAAGCCGACAACGATATCGAAACCGATGATGAATTTGACCAGGATGATTATATCGTTGCTCTTGTCAAAAAGCTGGAACAGCGTACTACCGTGCTCCATGTTTCCAACGGCAACTATATCATTTTTGCATAATCATGAAAGGATGATTTCAATGAACGAATATCTTCAGCAGGCTCAGGATTTCCTTGCCAAAACCAACGCTACCATGCAAATTGATTTCGTTGGTTTCGCCAGCAACACCAACTGGAAAGAAAGCGCTCCGCGTGCCATGTACCAGTTTAAGCTGACCACGCCCAAAGGTTCCATGACTGATATTTTTTGGGATTCTATCAACAATACAGTCATCCAGCAGGAGACGATTCAATCCTATGCTGAAAAGCTATACAAAACCCCGTTCGCGGACTTGACCGCCTCCCAAAAGACCAGAGCACACAAAAAGCTGCGGAAAATGAAAACCGAAGCAAGGCCCAATGCCTATGATATTCTTGCTGCAGTCGAAAAGTCCGATCCCGGCACATTTGATGATTTCTGTTCGGAATTTGGCTACAATACCGATAGCCGTGCAGCAGTACGAACTTATTTTGCCGTATAGAAGGAATATGCCGACCTTGCGCGGATTTTTACCGCAGAACAGCTTGAAATGCTGGCCGAAATCAACTGATATATTGATAGAACGAAAGGAAATTTCATCATGGCTTATAAACGTAAAACTGAGGATGTATACGAGGTCGTTTATGATTATGGTTATGGCGACGGCCTTGAAGTCCTTACCCAGTGCAGCACAATACGGGAAGCCAAAGCCGACCGCAAAGCTTACATTGAAAATGAACACATCTGCCCCATGATCTGCAAACGCCGCTCCCCCATTCATAACAACACAGTCTGCTAAAGAAAGGTTGAACAAAAAATGAAAACCAAAACCCGCCACCACTTTAACCTCCAGTCCGAACTTTCCCGCCTGGAACTCAACGGTGCCTGCTCTTACGACGGCAAGCCCCTCATCCTCCTGGAACAAGCCTACTGCTCCTATGATTGTTACCACGGTATCGCCCAGTACGTTGCCACAGCCATCTGCCCCAACGAAATCGCCAAGGACTTCACCGCCCCGTGCTATGTCGTCACCTGGCCCATCATCCGCCCCTCTGCCGAAAACGAAGAAGACGCCTGCGATTGGTCCGCCCCCAACGGCCTCACTCCCCACGGCGAATATGATTTGGAACGCCGCTATTATTACTGATGTCCAACATCTTGTACTGGCGCGTCACAACGTTTGGTTGTATAATTCAATCATAAGCCAAACCGCAAAACAAGATTTTTTTCTCCATTTCCACCAAACTTTTCAAGCCAAAATCCGCATAAATTCTACCATCATAACAAATATCATGAACAAATTGTAAATTCAGAAACGAATCCGCAAGCCACAAAGCTGCGCAGCATGAAAGGAAGTACCGCCCCATGTCTACCCAAATTCTCAACCTCACCCCGCACGAAATCAACATTGGCACCGCCTCCATCAAGCCCTTTGGCGTGGTTGCCCGCGTCTATGTTGAATCCATCTCCGACGGCGAATTCACCACCGCTTCCGGCGTAACCATCCCCATCTCCCACTCTTACTATGGCGATGTCGAAAACCTGCCAAACCCCATGCCCAATACGATTTATATTGTCAGTGCTCTTGTCGCCTCCCGCGTTCCTACCCGCTCCGATGTCTTTTACCCCTGCTGCATGGTTCGCGATACCCAAGGCCGCGTCATCGGCTGCAAAACCCTCTGCTGTGCCGCCGCCCCCGTCCTCGCTGCTGTCCACTAAACGATAATATGGAGGACTAACCATGATTCATCACATCACCCTCTCCCAGCTCCGCACCTTCACCCCTCCGGCCACACAATTCGGCGCCGACAATGAACCCTATATGGTCATCCAGGTCAACCGCGATCCTATGGATTTTCAGCAGCTCACATCTTTCCTCTATGAATTCGCTTACCCCATCCCCGCTTCCCGTGAGGACCTTCTCATGACCTCCGCTTATCTTTCCAACATCAACAACGGCAGCCGTGAAGGTTTTTCCTCCAGTCATCCCCGCCTGCTTCTCATCTCAAAACTTTCCGACCAGAGCATTTATAATCTCGACCCTGCCCCTGATAAGATTGATGCTGTCCAGAACGATATTGATACCGACTTGGAGTACAGTACCGCCCGCCTTTTCATCCTTGAATGTACCGGCAAAGAAAAATGGACCGTTCATCATGTGACCGACCGTTATAATCCTATCAACTTCCGTGACACCCCTGTCATCTCTGCCCTTGCCCGTACCCGCATCCTTGCCGATACCGCAACAGCCTACCACGACGAAAACGATTCTCTTCTTCTCAGCTCTTATGTTGACTATCTCAATTCCCACTTTGAAGCCTTTGCCTGCACCAGCGATACCGAGACCTTAAAGTTGCTGGCTCTCACCAATAAAGCCATCTCCAATATTCTCTATCGCGCCCTTCAAATCGCCGATGAAGACCCGACCCAGCTCAGCCTCTAATTAAATCACTCCACTATAAAAGCCCTGCCTGCCACGCAAGGCTTTTTTCTTTTGCCTATTAAACTCTAAGCCAAGAAAGGAATTACTTACCATGACTGACTTTGAAAGAAAAATCACTTCCGAAAAAGCTCTTGATGCCGCCATCCGCCAGCTCAAAACCCAGGACGACTGGTACCTCACCACCAAAACCGGCCTGGCAAAGCGCATCGTCACCCTCTACGATGAAATTATTGCCGCTGCTGATTTTCCCGTTTCTCTTCCCGTCCGCAATGTCCTCAACTACAGCTCTGCCGCCTTCATGAATTATGTCAAGCTCGGCTGCAACTACATCACCCGCAAATTCAATGTCCGCCACAGCCCCACCACCGTTTACTCTTACGGCTACAACTACAGCAACGAAGCCATTCACGAAAAAGCTTCTTATCCTTACACCATTGATGATTTCTTCGCTGACCCTCTTCGCAAGTCTCTGTTCGTCATCGGCTGCTATAACTACCTGCACGATGTTATTGACGGCAAAATCAAACCTACCAAGATGACGGAAGCCAAAGCCGAAACGAAACCTCTCACTCTCCAGTCCGCCACCACCCTTGCCGCTCCTCCCATCGCACCCACCATTCCCATCACCAAAACAAACACCGTTTCCTGTTCCGCCACCAAAACCTGCGCTGCCTATAAACCCATACCCCAGAGTCCCGCAAAACCGTAATATAAGCGCAAAACCCGTTCCCATTCCAAACGCCGGACGCACCGCCCTCTTATATATCTTTCTTTATCTTTATATATAAACGCTATTGACGTGCTGTTTTCTGCCCGATTTTGAACCTTCCTAGTCGTATTGACACGCAATTTTTAGGCCGTTTTGGAACATTGCTTTTACTTACCCACCACTTTACCGGGTTTGTACCGCCAAAAAACGAACATATTTTGTCATCGGCCATGCAACATTCTCACCGCATCAAGCAACATTTTTACGGCTTGAACACTTGCGAAAACTTGTATATAATCAAAATCACAAAGTCACCCGCCAGCATGAAACCGCATCCCTCTCAGCGCCCCACACAGCCCCTACAGGCCGTGTTTCCTCGTGGCCATGCAGTTTATCGCCTGTTTTCTTCTCGTTTCTCACAGCGCATCCCAGCCTTATTATAATTTGTTCCCCGCCCTGCCCCGTCTGGCAGGTTTTATTTCACCCTGTTATTTACAAGTTTTCGCAAGCAAAAGGAGTTGACCCCCATGTACATCATCATCCCCACCCACGGCCATTACGAGATTCGTGACGGCCCCACCTTTATCCAGTCCGCCGATACTTACCGCGAAGCCTGGCATGAACTCGCTTCCCTCATCAATTCCCCAACCTAGGCAACCGTGCATTCCGCACTTGCAAATATTTTTTACATTGGCTACACGCCAAAGAAAGGACACACATTATGTCTACTGTCAAAATCAACGAAACCACCTTCTCCATCACCTCCACCCTGACTATGGCCCAGCTCAAAACCCTTCACACCAAGGCTCCCCAGGCCCTGCAGCTGACCAAGCCCGGCAAAAAGTCCGGCGATGACGATGAAATTATCTTTGCCATTGCCCCGTCCGCCAAGCAGAGCATGTCCACCTACGGCATCTGCTTTGCCAAGTCCGCCTTCGGCACCGACAATGCCATCTACGTTGAGGACCTGCCCGCCGACCTCGAAAACATCACCAAGGCCAAGGAGCATGTCGCTGAGCGCATCGGCTTCGCCAAGAAGCACCTGGATGAAATCGAAACCCAGGCCACCGCAACTCTGGCTCAGCTCAAGGCTGACCACGATGCCATCATCGCCGGCATTGAAGTTTCCACTCCGGGCACCCAGGCCACCCCGGCAAACGAAACCGCCGCTCAGTAAGCAAAACGGCCGGTGCTCACCCCCACAACAAGCAGCCCGGCCATGATTTTTCTTCCCCAATCCACAATCCAACACAAAAATATTTCATCATAAGGAGATTTTCACCATGATTAACGTCACGATCGTCGATAACCTGCACCGCAACACCTACCCCGTTGACCCCAACACCACCCTGCGCTCCGTCCTGGAAGCTCATGATGTCGATTACACCACCGGCCAGACCAAACTGGATGGTTCCTCTCTGGCCGCAGGCGACCTGGATAAGACCTTCGCGGACTTCGGTATCGCGGAAAAGTGCTACCTGGTCAACATTGCCAAGCAGGATAACGCCTGATTGATTCCTCTCCGGTGGTGTCTCTTCCCCCACCGGGGTGCTGCCTTACAGGAACAGCCTCCACGCGGCAGGCAGCGGGCAACGCAAACGCGGCCAATCGTTCCAAATCTAATCAGAAAGGAAAAATGAATCACCATGCCACTCCCCAATTGCACCGATATTCTCAACACCATGTCGCCCACCATCACATGGCAGGACAACACCCCCTGCCGCACCACTTTCAAAGTAATTTTCACCAAGGCTCTGGCCTGCACGGTTTACCCCCGCCTCACCGCAGGCAAAACCCTTGCCATCCTTGGCGATGATTCCGGCCTCCAGCCTTCCACTAACCCGAATGAATCCCTTCTGTTCTTTGTCACCGATAAAGCCGCCATCCCCGATTCCATCCAGGAAGTCAAGGATATCGGCGCTTATCTCTCTGATAAGTACAAAGTTTATCAGGATGCAGCCGCCCGTATCACCATCGTCCAGTTCCAGCGCGACGGCGGCCTCTACAGCAGTGTTTTTTACCAGCGTGTTGCCTCGTCCATGCCCCGCCTGCTGCCCTGGCTCTTCAAGGATCACCCCCTCACCTCCGATGAGCTCGCTTACCTCCGCGCCCTCTCCACCCCGGATACTGGCTCGGAAACCCTCGCCCGGATGGCGGAGCCTCTTTATAACAAAACCGATCTGCCCTCCAGAGCCGTAGATAAAGCGATTGAATCCCTCTTCAAATGTACCATTGACCGCCGTAAAGCGGATCTCAAGAGCTCTATTGAAAACCTTTACCGTGAGCTGAAAGAAACCCGCGCCCGTATCTCTGGAATTTTTACCAACATCACCAGCATCAACTGTGAGCTGACCGGCCTTGACTCCAAAGATGAATCCACCTTTATCACGGAACTCAAGGATTACCTCCACACTCAAAAAGGTATTTCCGTCGATACTGACGATGGAGCGCTTCTCCTCACCATCACCACATTCCTCTCCAACTATGACCCGGATGATGTCGAAACCTTTATCTTCAACAGTGACCGCCCCTATGAGGATCTTACCGGTGAAGAAGAACACGATGTCCGCATCCTTTTCCGGGCTGTGTTCATTGACCATATCTTCAAAATCAAACTCGCTGCCACCTATAAGCTTAATTACAACTGCCATGTCACAGCCATGTCTGACGCAATCAATATGAACGTTATTCAGGCTGTTCCCAACCCTCACATCAATCATCACTCCTGCCTCGGTAACTATGAACCCATGCTGGAGGATGCCGAGGATCGCCGAGATTTTATTGCCGCCATCGCCATCTGTCAGCAGAGCGCCAGCAGCATGAACCTCGTCGAAACCATCTCCACCAAGTATTTCTTTGATGATTTTGCCACCGCTTATCACACGGATATCCCCGTCATCCTGACCGCCGCCGGTGAATCCATCACCCCCAAGCAGGCCATTGAACAGCTCAAATCCGCAAATGATTCCGT